AACTACAATGTACGGATTTAAACTACATAGAACATGTGAAAATGGACGACGAGGATATTATTCGGCATCCAGCCGTAAACGAAGTACTTAAAGTATTGAATGCTTAATTATAAAATGACTAAAGTGGTACTAGCTCTACCTGGACGCACATTTTCTGGTAAATTCTTGATAAGTTTACTCAACACAACTATGACCCTAAAAGATCGGGGTTATGATGTGGTTGTTACAAATGAGTATTCTAGTTATGTAACATTCGCGAGGATGAAAACTCTGTGTCTAGATGTTCTCAAAGGTGTTGATCAACAACCCTTCGGTGGTAAGCTTGACTATGATGTATGGCTTACAATTGATTCAGACATAGTATTCAAACCCGATCAAGTTTTAGAAATCATTAAGGACACTGAAACTCACCCAGTCGTTTCAGGTATGTACAGAATGGAGGATCTTAAACATTTTGCTATGGTCAAGAACTGGGACACAGAGTACTTCAAACAACATGGAACCTTTCAGTTTGAAACAGAGGAAAGTATCAAGAATCAACCAAAGTATATGCCCGTAGCTTACAATGGAATGGGCTTCTTCGCGTGCCGTAAAGGTGTCATAGAGAAACTGAAATATCCATACTTTAGCTACCCTCTCATAGAGATTGAAGGTAAAGATGGTGTATTACTCAGGGATACCTGTTCGGAGGATGTAGCATTCTGTAAAAACCTCACTGAGGCAGGTATTCCGATAATCGTGAATACGAGCCTCCGTGTTGGTCATGAGAAAATGCTAGTAATTTGAGATTCTGAACATGATTGTTGAGATGCTTGATGTCCGAATCAATCTTTGAAATTTTAACATTCATAAGTTTACACTCCAACTTGTACGTTTCAATGAAGAGGAACAATTCCTTTCGCTTCTCCTCATACCATTCAGAGACCTCGTTAATCTCCTTGTCAATACTGTTATATTGTTCAACCATAGCGTAATCAGTCGGGAGTTTTCTCATATCTTCAGCAACTTCATCGATGCGTGTCTCTAGGTCCTGATACGCATCTTTGAACTCAGCATGTTGTTCTTCTAACATTTTACCTGCTTTTTACTAACATTTCTTTTGACTTAGGTTTTCGTGCATCTCTTTAGCGGATTTTAGTCTGTAATTTAGATCTGTACCAGCCCATTGAATGAGAAAATCTCCCTCTTGCCATTGTCCATCTGTACCAAGTACATCTTTATACTCGGGTCTCTTATGAAGAAGAGGTGAATTTTTATAGTCATATGAGTTCATTACTCTCTGTGGAAGAATTTTACCAACTCTAGTCCACATAGCAGTACCACCGGGTTTCATCCCAGTCTCCTCTAAATGAGAACCTACAAGTAAATCCTGAATAAGCTGATTTTCAAACAGATACCAATGTCTATAAACTGGTAATCCAGCAATAATCGTGTTAATAAATGCTCTTCCTATTTCAGAGTTTCTAATTAGCATATTTCCACAATTTGTACCGTTACAATCAGCTGGTACCATAAAGTGAGTATTTTGGTCAGCGTGTTTTTCTATTATGTCTTCGAGTTTAGTATCCATGTTTGTAATCATACAATCTGTTTCGGATGAAAAAATCCATTCAACATCGGGGTACTGTTGCATAACTTTTCTAACTGCGTAAATTTTACTCCAACCTATAGGAACGTGATCACTGGGGATTGGTGGATTTCCAGCTTTCATAGGTTTACCTACAATGGATTCAGCACCATCTTCAAGATGATAGAGAATGTACCCGTGTTTTTCACAATACAACTTTCTATTCTTATGAACAGTCCATTCCGCTAATGGCTTGTATTTTTCGTCATTTACGGTGACTAATACAAACTTCATATATATTAAAGATGTATTGCCTTTAATATAAAGAAATGTCTATTGTTACATCTTCTGGTACTAGTATTCCTATAGATTTGGAAGATGAGGAAATAATGAACCATATTTTTGATCGTTCTTCTTGTGCAAAGATTATCATTCATCAAATAAATAATGATAGAATGTATGACCCGTATTTAAAAGATAAAAAGGATCTAGTTATACTTGATATAGGTGCAAATATAGGTTTATTTACCTTGTACGCACAAGACTCTGCATCTAAAATTATTTCAGTTGAACCAACACCTTCGCATCAGAAACTATTTGAAAAGATTTGTGGAAAATACGAAAATGTGGAACTCGTTAAAGCCGCACTTTCAGATAAAAATGAAGATGTAAGCTTTTACACGTGTAATGAAAATTCTACACAGAATTCCCTGATTAAGGGTAAGGGTACAGCCGTAGGTGAATCACCTTCTGATGAAAACAAATTAACTGTAAGAGGGATGACACTAGAAAGTCTATTAAATGAATATAACATTGATCACGTTGATTTCTGTAAGATAGACATAGAAGGATCTGAAATGATCGCCATTACAGAAGAAACACTTAAACCGGTATATGATAAGATAGATAGAATGTTTATTGAAGTTCATTCAACATATTCCGGTACGGATATGCGATGGGAGGATCATGTCATAATCAATCGTAAAAAGATTGAGAAAATTTTGGATAATGTTGGATACAAATACAAGGTTTTACCTACACAATATCAAGAGACGCTTCATGTATTTAAAGATTCGGAGACTACGTAACACAATGGAACAGCGCGTTGTTGAAGTTGCATATGATAATAAAATTGGTCATGTCGGTAGTTGTTTGACAACTGTACCAATTCTAGACCATATATATAAACACAAAGGAAAGGATGATATTGTAGTATTGAGTGCTGGTCATGCGGGGATAGCATTATATGCCGCCTTGGAGAAGTATGAGGGTAAAGATGCTGATGCATTATATAAGAAACACGGTGTACATCCCAATAGAGATATTGATAATGGTATACATGTATCAACTGGTTCCCTTGGATCTGGTATAACTATAGCAGTTGGATATGCGTTAGCAGACAGGAAACGGAATGTCCACGTCATTATATCGGATGGTGAGTGTGCAGAGGGTTCGGTTTGGGAGTCCCTCGCATACATACGAAACGCAGGTCTTAGTAATTGTAAAGTACATGTGAACGTGAATGGATACTCCGCGTATGACAGAGTAAATATGTGGTATCTATGGCTTCGTCTAAAAGCTTTCAACTGGAAAACGAAAATTTGGTTTACTAAGAATCCAGATTTCGAGTTCCTAAAAGGGCTCCAGGCTCATTACCATGTTTTATCTAAAGAGCATAAAGACATTATGATTAGTTCATATAACAATGCGCAGAGAGTTTGCTAAGAACCTTCACGCTGCTATGAAGAAAGACGAACGAATCTTTCTAATTACAGCTGATTTAGGTTATGGAGTTTTAAATGATATTAGACGCGATTTTCCCAAACGCGCTATAAATATCGGTTCTTCGGAAATGTTGATGGTGGGTATAGCAGTTGGGTTAGCACAATCCGGTTTCATCCCAGTTTGTTACTCTATTACTCCATTCCTCTTGTACCGACCATTTGAACTTATACGAAACTATATGAATTATGAAGGAGCTGCGGTTAAATTAGTAGGATCTGGAAGAGATGATGATTATGCTCATGATGGTATTTCTCATTGGGCGGGTGATGACATAGATATAATGTCGGCTCTTAAAAATATAGAACTCTATAAACCCAAGGACAATACCGATATGGACGCAATTTTTAACACATTTTTATATAATAACAACCCTTCTTACATTAACTTGACACGTTGAGAAATGTAAGATTCACCAAGTTCAGTCATGTCTGATATTTCATACGTGGCTCCAAACTCTGTAGCCCATTGTGACAAACGTTTCTTTTCGGGGTAAACAAGGTCACACTCTTTTTCGGTTCTAGTGCCATCTATATACTCGCATACTACTTTTCTCACGTCTTCGATATCGACAAAATCAAAGTATTTGTCCTTATCAATGACGATATGCCCTTTTTGTTTACAAATAGTCTTGAAACGGTCCCTGTTATGTGGATCTGATTCACCGGAACCGTAACATCCAAAAATACGTAGTATATGGATATTATCTAGATGTTCAATTCGTCTGTCCACTATCCACTTAGATAACCCGTAAGGATCCGTGGGTGGATTACCACGAACACTCGCACCACTTGAAAAATATAACAATTTACCATTGAAAACTCGTGCAACGTTTTCAAACATTAAGATATTATTGTGAGTGATGTTACCATCTTCGGGTATCAGCATACTACCACCCATAACCGCACAATGAACAACCACGTCAAAATGATTTTTTATAAAGAACTCCTCCGTGCGTAACTGATCGGTAAGATCTAAATCCTTTCTCGTAACCCCAACCCATTCTGGATGTTTACTTAAAAAGTATCTACCCAAAAATCCATTTGCTCCTAAAACACAAACTTTCATGTATTTTATCTTATTAATATCTTTTTAACTACATCAATAAATCGTAAAGATCAGTTTTAGATGGAGCAGTAATATTATAATCACCAGTTTCATCAATTTTCCAACGACTATTTTGTTTGTCCATAGATTTAATATGCCACATAGCTAATTGAGGAATAGCTTTAATTCCGGAAACTTTATCAGACCCATTAAGTTTAGTGTGTAATTCATCCGTCCATGTAATATAATCACACTTCTTATGAATACGCATCTGGTAGTCTGGCCAGTTAATAAAACCAGCTTCATTTACATTCCACTTCCTATCCTTCGCTTCTTCTTCCGTAATATCCGGATGAATGTTGATTCGTGGAATAGCTAAGATTTCAGCCCCAGTTTCATCAATAACCTGCTTCAAAATTTTGACGAGTGGTTGCTGTGGGAGTTCATCTGCGTCTATATGGAAAACATAATCACCCTTTGCTACATCTATGTGGAATTGACAGTTTTTACTGAATGTATCAAAGGCTCTCTTATGAACAGTTATACGATCTTCAAAATGTTTCAAAACAAGATCAACCTTTTCAGTTGTATTATTTGAATCTACTATAACATCAATATAGTCTTCGGTATCAATGATACGAGTAAGTAAATTTAAAAGAGAAAAGAGCTCCCTAGACTCATTACAAACTTGGATAGAATAGGTCAGCTTCATTATCCAAATAATGGAACCTATCTTTAACTACTTAAAGTTGTTATTGTACTATTCGTTAATGAAGAGGACAATCCTAAATCTATTCAAAAATAAGCTAAACAATGTTCGTAGTGTCGGAATAACTTCATATGACTATCCAACGTCAAGAATTATAAATAACTGTAACGTAGATTTTATCATTGTTGGAGATACAGCTGGATCTACTGTTCACGGTATCAAGAATCTTAATGAAGTTTCTATGGATATGATGCTTACACATTGTCGGTCGGTTAAAAGGGGTTCCCAAAATCAGTTTTTGATTGGTGATATGCCATACATGTCTTATCAACCATCTAACCAAGTAGCTATTGAGAATGCTGGCAAATTTTTACAAGAAGGCATGGATGCAGTTAAACTTGAGGGTTATTTTCCAGATAGGATTAAAGCAATTGTAGACTCTGGTACTGTAGTCATGTCACATCTTGGTCTTACCCCACAAACACAGGCTAGAATGGGTGGATATAGGATACAGGCTAAAACCGCTGACGAAGTTGATAAACTTGTAACACAAGCGAGAGAAATTGAAGATAATGGCGCTTCACTTTTACTCCTTGAGGCTGTTCCCAAAGAAGTATCTAAAATTGTGAAAAATGAACTTAAGATACCTGTTTATGGTATTGGGGCTGGTTCATGTGTAGATGGACAACTCGTTATTGTTCATGATATTCTTGGCTTGTTTTGGGATTTTAAACCAAAGTTTATTAAGCAATACATAAATGGTGAACAAATGTTTCATAACGCCATAAATGAATACGCAAATGAAGTTCATTTACAAAAGTTTCCAGATAACGAACATAGTTATAATATGAAAGAAGAAGAACTCGAAAAATTATTGGGAATGTCGGGTAGTTCATGGAAATATGATTAAAGATTTATGTCTACTTAATAGAAATGAACACCTGTGACTACATCATTGAAACACTCTATTTGAATGGTATAGACACTTACTTTGTAATAACTGGTGGAGCCATTGTTCCGTTCATTAATGCGATTTCCAGAAATCCTAAGGTTAACTATTACTGCTTTCAACATGAACAATCGGCCGCTATGGCTGCCGAAGGATACTACCGATCTTCGGGTAAAACGGCCGGTGTAGTTGTAACTAGTGGTCCTGGTGTTCAGAATATCCTTAATGGTGTATGTGGATGCTGGTATGATTCCGTTCCAGCTTTCTTCATTAGTGGACAGGTAAATACAAAGGAGGACCTGTCAAACTTCAAGTCTAAACCTAGACAGACTGGATTCCAGGAAATGCCTGTCGCCAAACTATTTGAGGACGTTACGAAGAAGTCTCTACACGTTCCAGAACTTGACCAACTTGAAGGTATTCTTAAGACGTTACTAACAGAACTTAAGACTCCTCGTTACGGCCCCGTTCTCATGGATCTACCCGTGAATCTCCAAATGACCACAATTCAAGATGTCAACATTAATGTAGTTACACATAATCGTAGAGTGACTCCCAAGTATGACTTATCTGGATACATTCATAAAAGTAAACGACCGGTGATTATCTTTGGTCATGGTGTAAAGCTCGCAGGTGCGGAAAAGGAGGCTATAGAGTTTGTTGAAAAGACTGGGATACCCTTCCTCGTTTCATGGGGTGCATTTGATATATGTGGAACTGATCACCCACTCCGTGTAGGATCTCCAGGTGTTTATGGTGATAGGGTTTCAAATTACACCATCCAAAATGCGGATCTGCTCATATCCGTGGGTAGTCGTCTTGATAGTCGCCAAATTGGTGGAAGTGGACCCATGTTTTCACCAATCTCTAAAAAGATTATGGTAGACATTGATACAGAAGAAATTGATAAGATGGAAGAAAAGGGGGTCTATATTGATCATGGTATAGTTACGGATGCTAAAAATTTCTTTGATAGCGTTATTATTGGTGACTCAAACCAATTTAATGGGTGGAAAGAAGCGCCCATTAATCATGGGAAATGGCTTGATAAAATAAACGAATGGAAGCATAAGTATGGCGAAGAGAAGACACGTGAAGGTGATTCAGCCGTCTATGATTATCTAGATGGTTTTTTCAATGAACTCCCCGATGACTGTATCGTCATTCCCGATCAAGGTGGGAACTTGGTATGGACGATGCAATCTGCCAAACTCAAGGATGGTCAAAAGCTTTTCACAAACTTTGGAAACTCTTCTATGGGCTTCGCCCTCCCGTGCGCTATAGGCGCTGCAATTGGGTCTGGTAAAAAGGTTTACTGTATAGATGGAGATGGTGGATTTCAGATGAACATCCAAGAACTTCTAACTGTCAAGAAGTATGATCTTCCTATTGAAATTATTATTCTAAACAATAGTGGTTATGGGATCATAAAACAGTTTCAAGACAGTTACTTTGATTCTAAGTATGTTGCTACATCAAAGGATGATGTATTTGGAGACGCAGTTGATTTTGTAAAAATCGCAGAAGCCTATGGTGTGAAAACTCTACAAGATATTCCCATACCAGAGACACAAAAAATTTACCCAAAGTTGGAGTTTGGAAATTCACTAGAGAATATGACTCCTTACATAGATTTTGAGAAGGATATGATTGTATCCGTGCCACCCAAGAAGAAGCTTGGATGGAACTAATAACCTCGTTACAATTTAAAGAAAAAAATACTCTTTAAACTATAATGACCAAGAAGATATGGTACGCACCCAATAAATTTGAATCGTATGGCGAAGAAGAGATTAAGGCTGTTGAGGACTGTCTTCGTGATGGGTGGCTCGCTGGCTTTGGTGATCGCACGGTTAAGTTTGAGAAAAGGGTAGCGGACATCTTCGGAAAGGGACACGGTCTCTTTGTAAACTCCGGAAGTAGCGCGATTCTCCTAGGTCTCTGCGCTCTAAATCTTCCAAAGGGATCCGAGGTCGTTACACCGTCGTGTGGTTTCGCTACGACGGTAGCTCCTCTTCTTCAGTTGGGTCTCAAACCCGTATTCTGTGATGTTGGTCTAGATTCATACGTCCCAACTGTTGATGATCTCAGAAAAGTTGTAACTACGGACACCAAGTGTCTACTTCTCCCCAACCTTATTGGTAACATACCAGATTGGTCAGCAATCCGCGAAGCGTTTCCCAATCTCATTCTCTTTGAAGATTCTGCTGATACCATAACTAAGACTCTATGTACAGATATCAGCACCACAAGTTTCTACGCAAGTCACGTGATTACTGCTGGTGGATGTGGTGGTATGGTTATGTTTAATGACGAGGAACATCTTAAGAGAGCCCTCATGTTCCGTGATTGGGGACGCATCGGTGACAATATCGAAGAACCCAGTGAACGTTTTAATCACTCTGTAGATGGTATTCCATACGACTGGAAGTTCCTTTATGGTGTAGCAGGCTATCACCTCAAAGCATGTGAAATGAATGCAGCATTTGGTCTTGTCCAACTAGATAAACTTGATGGATTTTTGGATAAGAGGCGCCGAAATGTTGAACGCTACTTGGAAAATCTTAAGGACTGTAATTACTATACACTCCCAGACGATTCAAAAACTCCTAATTGGTTGGCCATCCCACTTCAATGTCCAGATCGCCTTGAACTCTTAAAGTTTCTAGAAACGAATGATGTTCAGACACGTGTTACGTTTGCTGGTAACATCACGAGACATCCAGCCTTTAGGGAGTATCTCGGGGAATTTGAAAATGCTGATCGTATTATGAAAGATGGATTCCTCTTGGGTGCACACCATGGTATGGATATCGACGATGTTGATCGTGTGTGTAATTTACTTAAAACATTTGCGGATCATAAAGTAAAGGGGAAATGTTCAGTAATGTAATGGTAACCGGTGGTTGTGGGTTCATCGCCTCTAATTTCCTAAATCTAATGAAAGAAAGATATCCCGATATCAATTTTGTTAATATTGACAAACTTGACTACTGCTCTAATGTACATAATGTAAATCCAGGTGTAGCTAAGTTTGTAAAGGGTGATGTCGGTAACAGGGAGTTGATTGAACACCTCATAAACATATATAAATTTGAGGCAATTTTTCATTTTGCTGCACAAAGCCATGTAGATAACTCGTTCAAAGATGCTTTATCCTTTACGATGGATAATACACACGCCACACACGTCTTAGTTGAGGCTTGTAGAAAACATATACCAAATGTTGAGTTTATTCATTTTAGTACAGATGAAGTATACGGAGAATCCAAAACTGACGTACCATTCACTGAGGATGAAGGTGTTTTACGTCCAACTAACCCTTACTCAGCCTCAAAAGCAGCAGCTGAAATGATAGTGAGATCTTACATAGAATCTTTCGGAATGAACATCAAAGTTATTCGGTGTAACAATGTGTATGGACCAAATCAATACCCTGAAAAGCTTATACCTAAATTTAAACGACTCCTATCCGAGGGTAAAAAGTGTACAATTCATGGTTCTAGATCAGCATCCATAAAAAGAGCCTTCATGCACGTAGAAGATGTAGTAAATGCGGTTGAAATTGTATGGAAGAAGGGTACACCTGGTGACATTTATAACATCGCGTCCGATGACGAACTCACTGTTATGGAAGTAACACGTCTCATCATAGAAACTATAAGGAATACGAGGGACTATGACAAATGGATTGAGTATGTGGAAGATCGCCCATTCAATGACCAAAGGTACTACATATGTGCAAACAAACTTAAGTCACTTGGATGGAAACAACAAAAAACGAGGGAAGATCTTATTAATTTTTTAAAGGTGTAAAAGTATGAAGCCAATAGCTATTAATGTCTATATTCTCATGATGTTCTTGGCCTACCTGTTACGTAGGGCAGGAACATTTTCAATGGATGAAAAAGTTAAGATGATTGAATTTTTAAGTTATATGGCTGTCAACCCCGACTCTAGAATAGAGGAACATGAGGGTGGAGCGACTCTGTTAGGAGAAGCGATGCGATGCCAACCATCGCAAGTCGGCCGTTTACTAGCTCTGTCTCAGGCTTCCAAAAGCCCTGAACATAGCCCTCATCCTTAGGATTCGCCGCTGTTCCGAGGAATGCCAAACTGGCAACAGCGACAGAAAGACCAATGTTATCATGGAACTGGGTACTGATGGAGTTACCAGTCATGATCTCATCTACGACAGCGGATGTGAAACCAATCATAGCAGCACGCCCATTTACACGCTCGGCCACCGCAAAGAAATCGTTGGGGCGCTCAATGGGTGTGAGCATAGGAGACTTGAAAGAAGATTTGGTCTTGTTAGAAATTGTATTCGTTTTGATAACTGGCTTGTTAGCAGACGCAAGAATGAGAGTGCTCATTTCTGGATAAGATATCATTTTATCCTTTAAACCAAATCATTTTGTTTTTTACGATACGATTAAGTACATATATTTGTACAGCTAGTGCAACGGAAGTATTTATAGTCAGCATGTTAAGACCGAACTTCCTATACTGGTACGTTAACCATAGAGCGGTTGTCGTAATACCCATTATAAGAACATCTCTAGATTCTTCACCAACTTCTTCAGACTTTTGAAGTTTATCGTACATTTGAACAAAACCCAAACCAATCGCGACACTCGCGATAATGTCGTTCAAATTCATTCTCAGTTATAGTATATGGATATTATTTTACAGAAATTTGCGGGAAAGATTGATGCTCAAAGCCTCGTCAGGACAGTTGAAGAGCTAAAGGCTGAATACCTAGATGACGGGTTTCAGAAGGAGGATATTCCCCCTGTATTAGGTCGCCTTATGTTGGAGTCTGTTAAGTTTAAGAAACTCCCTGGACCCCAGAAGAAGAAGCTCGTCATTAATGTACTCAATCACTTGATCGAACAGATTGATGACGGCGAGAAGGACAGTGAATTTGAAGTTGTTCTTAAGACTATGGTCCCTCCCATGGTTGATGGTTTCGCTAATATGATGAAAGCACAAAGGGCTGTGGCTAAGTGCCTCCCATGCCTCAGCGCCGATAAGTAATATAAAAAAATGACACGTAATCATTTTAGAATGAGATTTCCGTCTCTGGATGTTATGATTCAGTACGGAATATATACAGTGAAGGAACTCGATCGTTTTGCTAAAGGACTTGTGCCCAAAAAGAAAATTAAAGTCCTAAGTGAGTGTCCAAATTGTGATTTTGTATACGACGGAGAAACTTGTTTGAATTGTCAAGTATGAAGTATTGTACGGTGATAGGTTCAATGTCAAGAGGACCTTCCATAGAAAGCACGAATCACATGTGTGCAGAGCGACAACTCATTCGACAATTGTATAGAGAATGTCTTAGAAAGGGACACAGACCTCATCAATTCTCTGATTGGGTACATAGAAAATATGGTCATTTGATAATAGGTCGAAAAACTGTGTACGGTGACGGTATATCATTACCTTGTGTCTTGTGTAGAAAGACGATGGAGAGGTATGATATATGTTGGGTCGCACACGACGGTGAACAGTGGGTTCATAGTAAAAAAACTGAAAATTTACCACCTTCAATACCAACGGCTAAACAAAAAAGAAACTTAGGATTTGGGGGTAATAATAAGTCCCAATGCTGATTCTAAATTATTATGATTTCTTTTTAGTGGTTTAGTCCTCTTTAGTTTTAGCGAATTGTTATTAGAAGTAGAATTCTTGATTTCATCCATTTTCCTTGTGTTTGAAACGAAGGGTATAACATTATCGACTACTGGTTTCGCGTTCACCGGTTTAGGCTCATTTTTATCGACTGTTTGATTACTTCTAAATTCTTCTATTGTCATGTCTCCACCAAACACCTTTAGTTTATATCTCCATGGAGCAGGGACAACTCGATCCAATGCCTGTTTTTCGTACATTCTTCGTCTCATCATGACCATATTTGAAGTTATCATACTACCCTTACCACATCCATATTTGTCTAGTGCATACGTTTTCATACAACTCCAAGAACAAAAGTTGCCAGTTGTATTAAATGTTTTTCGACGGTCATCATACTTTAAAGGCATATTTAAGGGTGTACCCTCGAAGGGGTGACAACACCACCAACACCACATACATTTAAGGATTATTTTCTCTTTAAGTAGAATTTAACATTTCGAATACTAAATCCAAGTCTTCTTGCGATATCTTCTTTTCCTTGACTTTCTTATCAACATCCTCATCTATTTCATTTTCTTGTGGGGTTGGACCAACACTAGGACCTGGTGAATCGTAATGTTCCTTAACCCTGTGAACAGAGTAACCAATAATAATCATTACCACTATAACAATTATTCCAATCACAAATCCCCTATTTTTCTTGAAATTGAGTTTCATTATGTATTAGGTATATATTATTTTTTTATCTCGAGAACCGTCTCGCAACTGGTCCACCCCCACCAGGACTTAAGAGAAGTAACACAAGCAACAAAAGACAACCACATATCATAAGTCCACCAACTGCACCAAATTGTTGTTTAGTATCAGTGCCCAAACCGTCTAAACTTTTTGGGATGTACGCTCTAAATCCAGTTTCTTCTTCGGTGTCTCCCCCTCCACCTTCATCCCCGCCTCCACCTTCATCTCCTCCACCTCCACCTCCACCTTCATCTCCTCCACCTCCACCTCCACCTCCACCTCCACCCCGGTCCGCTGAAGCATCACAATCCATATCTTGATTAACTGTTACTGCACCACCAGTAACATCACCGAATTCTAAATCTTGGCTACATATCGTTATTGTTTGAGCACAAGCCTGGGGTTCATTTTCGGGTAAATACTGACCAGGTCGCGCACATATACCCGATGAAAAACAAGTCGGTGTCCAGTTTATAGGAGGGGTTTCTGTATTAGCCTTAGCAGGAAATTTATCAAATTGAGCCTTAATTTCTTTACACCCTGGCAACCATGGCTTTTCTTCTACACACCTCTTCGTACCGTAAGTAGATATGTTTCTACATGCACATAATTCATCTAGTTCATTATTGTCACAATATAGTTTTCTATTGGTCTTTTTAAGAGTCTCATCAATTTTTTGGTAACATGTAGTACCATCACTCTTAACCACCGTGGATAGATTTTCCACTTTTTTGCAAAATCCTTCAGAACTCACTTTTCCTGATACATCTATACCCATTACAAGTTGGTCCCATATACTTCTGACAGCCCCGCTATTATCCTTAACGTACGCACCACTACTACCACCGTTTGTGTGGGTCGCATCGGACCAGCTTTTAAGATTTGTTGAATTCATTTTGCGATCGGGTATATCACATTTAAACGCAAACCTCTTGTTGTCGAAGTGTTCACTTTTACCTGGATATGAGGGTTGACGACCACGAGAATCACTTTCCGCACCTAAAAATGTAGATTTACCCAACCCTTTACATGGGTGGTGATTCACAGATTCTGAAGTCTTTACGTGATCATTCCTAACGATGTTACCATTTGTGTCAACTTCTATATCTACACATAAGTGACGATAACTACGTCTATATTTTTTCTTGTGTTTTCTCCCAATTCGAGTCCCATGTTGTGGACCTGGACAAGAACCTGCTTCATAATAAGTTGAATGTTCTCCGCCAGCCAGAACCTGGTAGCCCATTATTATTTAGTAAATATTTTTTTTCGGGTATTATGTTAGATGAACTTTACACTGTTCTTAATAATTTGCCTGATAGTTTTTATAATTTTTTATACAAGACGTAAACGTGTAGAAAACATTACAGACACAAGATTTGTACAAAAATCAACTCTCTCTAAAAGTGAGTGTAAAGAATTCATAGAGATAGCAAAAAAATACAATCTCGAAACAAAACCCGATGGGGTTGATGATAATCCCGAATACCAGATTGATGTTTTAGATACAGGTGTGATAAATGAAGAACTATGGGCAAAATGTAGACTAATTTATCTTAACAAACTAAAACCAATTATCGAATCGACTCCGTGGATACCATCAGACCAAAGGATCAACTATATATTCTTGAGAAGGTACGAAAAAACTGAAAGATCGCATATCCCTATGCACACAGATGATAGTTATATAACTATGAGTATTCTATTATCCGATACCAAGGATTTTGAAGGTGGGGAACTATATGTTTTTGATTCAAAAGAGTCGATTGATATTGATAATTGGGATGATACATTTTACACACCAACTTCGAATCGTGAAAAATTTGTAAATTCTCACCCAAATCTCCCTATTCTGGATTATCAACAGGGGGATTTAGCTGTGTACACTGGTGGTAAAAATTATCATGGGACATTGCCCATGACAAGTGGTGAGCGTTATATACTTACATTTTTCTTCGATAAATCAAAGATTAATCAGTAAATTTTTTAACTGCTTCAATTGTTTTCTTCTTTTTCACTTCTAGCATCTCGGTCCTAGCTTTCATCAACATCCATATTATGACTATAAAAATAGCAAAAATTAATATCATTCTGTTAAGATCCATTATTTAATTTGTACTGATATTTTTTTCTCAGGTCATTGTAAAAACCATGGGAGGAGGTGGCAGTCAAACGGTTAACCAAACCTTCAACATGGATGTTGTGAACAAAAGTATCACAGAAACAATTACAAACTATAACCAATCTCTTTCTGCTGCTAACGATAACCGACAGAAAATGAAGGTTGTAATTGGTAATATGGGTCCATTATGTGATGTCAATCTTTCTCAAAAGATCGACGCAACATCACAAGTAAGTGCAGTAATGGAACCAACAACGCTAAATCAAGTACAATCAGCTGTATCAAATGAACTTACTACTCAAGCGGCTGCAGCTATGGAAAAAACGACAGAGGCGGGAAATCTGCAATTTGGTGATAAACAAAACATGAACCAGGAGGTTAATATGGCGGTTGAAAACGTAATTAAAAATACATTTGAGACAAATACCGTGAATGACATAATTTCCACTATGGTTAACATACAAGACGGTGACCTGAAAATAGAAAACTGCAATGGTAAAATCGATTTTTCACAGAATGTCGTAGCCTCTTTGATGGCTGAAGCGATTACTAATGCTCTAACTACAAATATAGCTGAAAACGAAACCCTCAACAAACTCGCTGCGGCGACCGAGGCCGACCAGAAAACTGAGAACAAGGGTGTTGCTGATATCGTTGATTCTATTGGTGATGCTATTTCTGGACCCCTCAAATATCTCATCATCGCCTGCGTCATATGTGTATGTATACTCGTGCTTGGTGCAGCTGTCATGTTCCTGTCCCCAGCGGGTCAAAACATGGGTAGAAACGCTATGAGAAAGTTCTAAAAACCATTTGTTATAATTGCATCGACATTGAACCTATACATATATTCTAGTTCTTTGTCTTCTTTGTGTGTGTATGTGTACACCTTGATATCTTTCATTTTACAGTAAGATATGAAGTGATGATCTAAACATGTCCAATGTAGGACTACCGCTGTGAGACCCCTCGTTAACATGTCATACTCGTCATTAATAAATGTTGTTTCGAATGTGGATCCTTTTTGGAATTCAATAGGGAGATTATGAATTAACTTTCGATTGAAACTACAAAAAATTACGTTTCGTGTTGATCTAGTTTTATAAAAATTTTCGAGTGCATTACAGATTTTAAAATCTGCACCTTTGAGGTCTAAAAGGAGTAATGTTTGGGAAATATTTGGGATTTGATCATACACATCTTCGAGTGTGCAAACTCCTAATTGTTTCAATTCGTTTAAACATAAATCACTTACGAATTGTTCTCCCACGTACACATCATGAAAAAGTACAATTTCTCCGGATCCACAAAGTTGTACGTCTATCTCAACTCCGTCATATGACCTATGAACAGCTTCTTGAATCGCATCAATAGTGTTATCAATGCGGTCAATGGAGTATCCTCGATGAGCGATACACTTCATTAAGTTAAAGAGGTATTAAGTCTTTATATTAATGATTCTTAGTATCGATGTTGGTATAAAGAATCTAGCGATGTGCCTTCTCGATGAAGACAAAAACAACCTAGTTGTTGAGTGGGATGTTGATGGTATACCCCCTCAACATAGGGATGGTGTGTACGTCTCCATGAGAGATCATCTTGATGCTCGTCCATGGGTCCTTAATGCAAAGACCATTCTCATAGAAAAACAACCCGACCGCAACAAAAAGATGGTATCTGTTATGCATTTTCTTTATTCATACTTCATCATTAAATGCCCCAAATCTGAAACGATTCTTTATGATGCTCGACACAAAATCCCAGATGTTGCTGGACCAGGTAAGGCACAGTACAATAAGAGAAAGAAGGTTTCCATAGAGAGGTGTGAAGATTTTATCCGTAGCAATTCAGTAAACTCTCATTGGATTGATACATTTGTGAAATCTAAAAAGAAAGATGACTTGGCAGATACTGTCATGCAGGCACTGTCATTCGTGAATAGGAAGGAAGTCATACCCGCTTCACAAAAGAAGAAATCTACAAAGTTGGTAGCGCGTCGACCAAATGAAAATCAAAAAGCTACTAAATATTCAAAATCAAATCTTGCTTGGATTTATTTAAACAAAGTTGAATGTGAAGTTCTAGAAAATAATAAAAGATTCATGAAAGACCTAAAGAGGTATTATCGAGATATCAATGAGTTGATTAAAGAAATTAAGGGTACATAAATCTATTTTTTCGTTAATTTAAAACCATACATACCAGGCATTGTTTCTGGTACAACATTAAAAGAAATACTAACACGTTTATCTGTATCATTTGAATGATATCCATGATAAAGATGTGATTCCCATAATAATAAGATCCCGTCATGTGGTTCGATGTGAGCGAAGCGCTCGCCAGTGCCACCTAATCTTAAATATGGTGCACTCTCAATATTTGGTTTATTAAATGTAAGAGGTGCATGCATTTCAGGTGTACAATTAACATAATATGTCCCAGATATCAGCGAATTCATGTGATTATGTGGCTTTTGGAAACCATCTTTTGAACAGTCATTTATCCAACACTGAGTGATGATTACATCTTCACAATTAGACCCGATGGTGTTATTTATATAATCAATACTACACCTTTTAATCCAATTATTAAAAGTTTCAAAGCCCGGGTGATCAAGTAATGATGATGTACTACGAGCTGGATCAAAATAATGTGTTAATTTGCCTGTTGCACTTTGTCTAATATGTTCTCTATTATTTTTATATTTATCAATTAAATAAAAACATAACTGTTTTAAAGATGTTCTGTGTTCATGATTAAAAATATAAGATCCAATTTTTTCAGGGAAAATTTCAAAAACATCAGATCTTTCCACCGGTTCTTGATGTGAAATCATGAATGGGGGAGCCATTCTATAGTCGTATACATGACTGTATATCATTCTTTAAGTTTATGTTACCTAAGTGAACCGATTAAAGACATAAATGAATAATTATTCACAATGAGTCTCACAATCCGAATGTCCGCTACTCCCAACAAGTCCAAACCCAGTATCGATAAGATCATCAAGAGTAATAAGAATCTTAGGGCTGCAGCACATTCTTCAAAGACAAACAGGAAACATCATCGTGTAGCGATCGACCATCTTGATTCATTTTTGGATCTCATTGATGACGCAATCGATGTCATGAATAATACTACAGCTGAGATTGAAAAGTCACAAGAGAAACTTTATGAGTTGTACGACTTTTGTGGTGAGGTTCCAATGGATGATAGTTGTGATTATTAAAGATTAGAACGGATATATTGTTATAATGAAGAAAGTGTTAGATTATGGATTCGTTGAACTCGTGGACCACATGCCCCAAGAAAATTTAGATAAGGCCATAGTTGATGGTGCCCGTGTGAGTTATCAAACAGGTACCAAGACTACTCGCGGTGATCGTGGTCTTATCCGTTATCTTATCCGAAACTGGCACACGTCACCTCTAGAACTCGTAGTATTCAAATTTAGGATCAAGGCTCCAATCTATATCGCACGCCAGTGGCTTAGACACAGAACTGCCTCGGTTAATGAAATGTCTGCTCGGTACTCCATCGTTGATGAAGAGTACTACGAACCAGAGGTTATGCGTGGTCAATCTGCGGTGAATCATCAAGGCTCTGAGGGTGTGGTTGAACTTGATGAGACACTCAGTCAGGCTGTGTCCGAACAGTACAAACACGCCTTCAAGTTGTATGAGCAGTTGCTAGAGAAGGGTGTTTGTAGAGAACAGGCGAGAGGTGTTCTCCCTCAGTCAACGTACACTTCATTCGTGTGGAAGATGGATCTACACAACCTCATGCATTTCTTACAGTTGAGGATGGATCATCATGCCCAAAAGGAGATTCAAGAATATGCCACAGCTATCTATGAGCTTGTCAAACCCCTAGTACCCCTATCTATGGAGGCATTCATGGACTTCCGTGTCAATTCTATGCAGTTGACGGGACCCGAAATTGAAGCTATCGCGGATGGAAAAGCGATAGATTCACCAGGTGAGAGGAGAGAATTCGAAGAAAAGTTAAAACGGTTAAAAATTAAATGTCCTTAAAATACAACAAACACTATGTTCGCTATTACTGCATCCCCCACATGGTTCGCCAAAACTGACGACTTCAAAAAGATCGGCAAGAAAATCCAAAAACAACGAAAGACCGAGGTAGACAAAATTAAGGACAAGATTGGTGACATCGCCCGTGAAGAGCGCAAGCGTGTTCAGGAGATGTTCAAGGAACACCAAGATGTTATCAAGAAGGACAAGAAAACTAAGAAGAAGAAGAGTAACGCTAAAGAGATCGATCTTTACGAAAAGTAATCCAAATAGCAAGTCCAACGAGTAGAGCAGCAAGTGGTGTCCCGTTGAACCTCTCAGCTAATAAAGCACATATCACACTGTATTGAACTATCCTTATCTCCTGTCGTGTTTTAATCATTGATCTTTTCATCGCTGCTCTCGACCTCTCAAGACCGAGAACAGTCGAATTTATTTTTCCAATTTTAGATGGAATTTCCGTGGTATTCATGATGATTTCACTTATATCAAGAGACTCTAAAAACTGCTCTTGAATCATTGGTTCTAGGTATGTGAAATAATCAAAATTTGGGTCGAGTTGAAGACATATTCCCTCAATTAGGGAAAATGATTTCGCTAAATATACAAAACTTGTTGGTACAACAAATGGTTTTTCCATTGCAAGTTCGGCCGCCAACTCATCGTTCATGATAGCACCACCATCTAGGGTTTCCAAATACCCTAAGATGGTTTCAAAAAATACTTCAATGTCACTGACGTCTGAAGATGTTGGTACAATGACACCTAGCGTGATTAATATTTGAACAATACCCTTCGTGTCTCGTTTTATAATACACCCGAATAAGTCTGAGAAACCCTGTTTTAGTTCATCATCCAACTCGATCAATAAACCAAAATCGTAAAACACCAATTTCCCATCTTTGGAAATAGCCAGGTTACCCGGATGTGGATCACCGTGAAATAATCCACTGTCCATAGTTTGGATCACATATGAATTAACGAGTGCCTCACAAACTTTCTTCCGATTGATTTTTTTATTTCTGATCTCAGTGATTTTATCAGCCTCTACATATTCCATCACAATCATATCATCGGTACAATACTTCTTGTACACATATGGAACTTTTATCCAATCAATCCCTTTCAAACTTCTTCTAAACTTAATCGCATTTTCAACTTCTTGTCTGTAATCAGCCTCTCCAAGAAGATACTCTATAGAGTCATTAAGGACAAAGTTAGAACTAGAACCAGTATCTATACCAATAGACTGAATAAAGTCGAGAATCTTCTTGACATTGTTTGTGTCAGATATCATAGTCTCGAGAATATCGGGTCTTTTTAATTTTACAACAACCTTTTTACCATTTTTTAAGGTAGCTTTATGAACCTGTCCAATACTGGCCGATTTAAATGGAATCTCTTCAAAATCTTTGAATATATCTCTATTTACAACATCTTTTACAAGCTTAAAATCAAATGGTGGTACATTATCTTGGAGAGATTCAAGTTCTTTGGTAAATTCTGGTGGATAGAGGTCTCCTCGTGTGGACGCTATCTGTCCTAATTTTACAAATGTCGGGCCAAGGTCTAGAAGTTCACTTTTCGTCCATCGACCAAGCTCGGCCTTATCTTCAGTAAAGCGTTCTTTCCATAAATATTTGGCGGCAAATTTCCAAGTTTTCACCTTCTGATTTGGCGCCAACTTGACAGGTGGCGTCTGCATATTGGCTATAATACTCAACATATCCTACATTACCCTTAGGATTTTTTCTATAAGCTAAAGATAGAATGAAGATTCATATCATCGGGGCAGGTCCAACAGGAATGTCTCTCGCATGGGAAATACTTAGATCAGGAGAAGAGCATGACGTCACTATATATGATAGGAAGGTATCAGCTGGTGGTTCTTGGTGGGAGCCCGATGTGGAAACACGGGATCTTCACGCACATAGAATTGTGTTTGATAAAGCATTTATTAATACACAGTCGTTATTGTCTGAAATGAACATCGATTGGAATGAAATATTTCAACCGGTTGATAAGAAAAAACATTTAAACTTTGCTTTAACATCTTTAAGTATAAAAGATTATGGAATTCTGATTTCTCTTTTTTCTCGAGTACTTGCACAACCTCAGAAATTTAAAGGTATATCTCTAAAAGATGCAGTAGGACCTTTAAGTGAGAAAGGTGGAAAATATATTGAACATTTACCACTTATCATGGATGGGGTTACATGGGATGTCATGAGTGCATATGAATTTGTAAAAAATTTAGATCATACCATACTTTCACAAATGTACACACAGAAGGAGTCGGGTAAGGTGATGTGTGATGCAATGGAAGAAGCACTCATCAACGCTGGTGCTAATTTTATTTTTGGTACAGAATTGATGAATGTTGAATATGGGGAGGATGATTTTGTTGCAACTTTTTCAGATGAAAGAACTATTGATGATGGAATGCTCTTTTTGTGTCTGGATAACAGTCCAGCTATGAAATTTTTAGGTGATAATTGGGGTCCTGACGCTATGAAACAATTACAAGGAAGTACATATGGAGCTATAAATGTTCTTATCGACTATGACGAAACACCAGTCATGAAAACCGATATCGAAATAGCAACTCAAACTAAATGGAACTTACAACCTAAAGTTCTGTTCGGTACCAATACCATATCATGTGTCATATGTGACCTCAGTGAAGAAATATTAACCTCCAATCCCGAAACCATAAAAGAAGAAGTTGTAAAACAACTTGGTTTACCCGAACCAGTTGAAATGAGAATTGGATGGGGTGCAGAGTGGGAGGTAGAAAAGGAGAGGTGGTCCTTTTCTCAATCTTCTGGGGTTCTCAGCCTTCATGGTCAACTCCCATTCTTTGGTAAATGCCCTAAAGTTGCGATGTGTGGTATGATGTCTCCTCGTGAAACTCCATACTCGAGTATTGAAGCCGGTACTGAGGTATCTAGAGCCCTAAGTCACGAATGTTTTGGAACAAGAAAACCACTAAAACCTCTACTTCTTACACAAGTCCTACTTTTCATTCTCGTGTTACTTATAGTTTTAATTTTAGTATATCGTAATAGAGATCAATGAAGTTTGTGGCTAAAGTTCATGAACCCATGTACGATTTCAATTCTAAAAAGTATATCCGTTTTATAATTCCTGCTAAAGTCTCGGAAATTATAGAACGAATGCATACAAATAAATGGCACTTACTTACAAATACACATATTGATAATCCTCTCGATGGACATATTCTTACTGTGAAGGTACCATTTCGTTACAGGCGAGTGATGTGCAACGTCAAAGGACGTCCTATTCAATCATGTAAACAAGCTGATGAAGTAGAAATTGAAATTAAATTCAAAGGAGCTTGGAATGTTGGTAATTACTGTGGTTTCTCTTGGATACTAGAAAGTTTTTCATCCGGGTAAATCCGCCCCATTTCAGCTGGAAGGGTGATAGTAGACAAACCAGAATCCTTGAACCCTTGAAATGTTCGAAGCATACCTTCAAGGCGAAGGATTTCTTTTTGCATATCTTCTATTGATGTCGCAATTTGTGTGATATTCTCTTCCACGTCAATGACAGGCATTTTACTCATTTAAAGTATATATTCTTTAAATGAGTATAATAGGATGACAACCCTGACAAGAACAGGGTATCTTGTAGATACAGGTCCAATCCAAGAAATTAAAAAAGAATTAACGGTAAGACCCATCGTAAATGGAGATTTTGGATTTCCTCCACCGCCTTTCAAAGTTTTCAAACCAGCTAAGAATGGAGTCTGCGTTCCCAGATTCTATGGAACTTCTAAACTTGGAGAACCTAAATATGACAAGCGACCAGAACCTATCCGAATTCAAACTAAGTTCGCAGGACAACTTCGGGATGCTACACACCAAAATGAAGCATTCGGAGCAGCTATTAAAGCAGGGCATGGCGTCCTTTCTTTACCATGTGGCTATGGCAAAACGACGGTATCCCTGGCCATAGCTTCTAAACTTGGATATCGCACGATGATTATCGTACATAAACAGTTTCTCGCTGATCAATGGAGAGAACGCATTCAACAGTTTTGCCCGGGAGCCACTATAGGAGTTGTTCAACAAAATAAAAAGGAGGTTAATTGTGATTTTGTCATCGCTATGCTTCAGTCTCTTTCCCTAAAAGAATACAGTTTCTCAGATTTTGAAAGTATAGGTACAGTCATTGTTGATGAAGCACATCACATTTGTGCTAAAGTTTTTAGTCAGAGTCTGTTTAAACTTTGTCCACGACATATCTATGGTCTTTCTGCTACACCTGAACGAAAAGATGGTCTAACAAAGGTTCTTCATTGGTTTATGGGACCCACTTTTTTTGCAGTTGAACGAAAAAATCAGGGACAGGTTGAGGTATTTCCCGTCGTATTTGATTCACCAAATTATAAGAATCCACCTCCATCTATGAGAAACGGTAAAATATCAATGCCAAATATGATAACAGAACTTATTGAAGATAGGGCCAGAAACAAAATGTTAGTAGAATTAGTAAAAAAGGCATCATCCGGTACCCGTCAACTTCTAGTACTCAGTGATCGTCGTTTTCATTGTGAATTTCTTCACCAACGTTTTCCTAAAACGTCTGGTCTATACATGGGTGGTATGAAAGAAGCTCAACTCCAAGAGTCATCCAAGAAAAAGATTATTTTTGCTACGTTTAGTCAGGCACATGAAGGTTTAGATATTCCAACACTAGATACAGTTATTTTAGCTTCTCCTAAATCTGATATTACACAAAGTATTGGTAGAATTATGAGAGAAACAAAGGGAAAGAAAAATGAACCCCACATCTACGATGTTCACGACCCATGGTCTGTCTTTACAGCAATGTATTATAAACGAATGAAAGTATACCGTCAAGGTGGTTTTAAAATACATGGTAAAAACGTAGAAGAACCTAAGAGTGCATTCCCTCAGGGAAAGTGTCTGTTTTTATAATCTAAACATCTATTAAATGTCGGGTGCATTAATACAGTTGGTCTCCAAAGGAGTTCAAGATGTGTATCTTACCAGTGATGAAGGTCATTCTTTTTTTCGTATGAAGTTTACGAGACATACAAATTTTTCTCAGGCTCCAAAATTGATTAAATCGTTGACCCAAACTGACAACTCAATTACTATACCAGTTTTAGGTGATATCATTAATGGTATTTGGTTTGAGAAAGTCGGTGTAGATGCAGTAAACATGTCTTCTAATCTTTTTTATAATTCCACTATCGAGCTTTATATAGGGGGTCAAAAAATAGATTCTCAACATTTTGATTATTACTCGGATATATGGCACAATTATATGTCTGACACATGGACTAAGACACAAGAATTGAATAACAAAGTTTCTAAATCCAATCCAGCATTTCTCCCACTTCATTTCTTTTTTTGTGATCATAAGGCATTCTTACCCCTTCTAGCATTACAACATCATCAAGTTGAAATTAAAGTCAATTTTGATGACACATATTATAATGATTCAGTTCTAAATCTTACAGATGCACAAAAACGAATTAATGTATACGGTAACTATATTTACCTGGATAAAGAAGAACGAGAATCTCTCGTGAATCGAAGTCTCGATTTTATCGTCACACAAACACAACAGATAGTTCTTCCAATGGAGACTGTGTCCAATAACGCTCTAGGGGGTGGTGATAATACATTTGATATTTCATCGTTTAATCATCCTGTTAAATCACTCTTTTTTGGATTTGGTGCATTAAGTGATGATTTTGCGAACGATCGTTTGACATTTTTATCTGGTGATATCCAAATCAACGGAACCCCGATCCTTGAAAAGATGTCTCCAAATTATTTTCACACAGTACAAAACTATTATAAATCATCGTACGGTGCGAGCGATTTTGTCCACGAAACCAACGTACTTTTCAATACAAGGTACTTCGCGTATCACTTCTGTCTAAATGCTTCTGAATATAACCCCTCAGGAACCCTAAACTTTAGTCGTATCGATAATGCCAAAATTTTATTACGGGGTGTGGAGAAGGGTAATCTTAGACCAAGTGATCAGGAGTTAAGTATATACGCAGTGAACTATAATGTTCTAAGAATCAAGGACGGTTTAGCCGGAATTTTATTCGGTAATTAAAGTATAGATGGGTAGAACAGCTCGTTTCGATCAGGTTTTTGTAACCAGTCTAGACGCAGACCCAGTCGAGCAAGATGTCCTTACTGACGTAAAAAGTATTATTACAAAAGAGATTGATGTCGAAACTATCACAGCAGAGAAATTTGCTATTTCTAATACAAATCCCACAAAGAATATTTCTATAGGTTCAAATATTTTTGTAGAGGATACAGCAACGAATATCGTTCTTGACGTTACCAAGGGTGTTCGTACCGAGCGTTTGTATGTGAATGATAAGATTGGTATTTCGGCACCGGGTGCTATCAATGAATTTCAGATTGGACCAAATAATGAATTCATTATTGACCGTAGAAATGAGCATTTAGTTACCGCACAAGGTAACGTTTCAGCTACAAATGTTCTAGTTTCAAATATTATAAATGTTAGCGATGTATTTATCGTTGATAATGATGCATCGAATGTGTTGGTGGTTGACGGAAATACACATTCTACAAATTTATCAGTTGAAAATTTCTTGAGTGTGGGTAACGGTGGTACTGATTATGAGCCGGGTTCAAATGTAGCAGTTTTTGATGGTGCAAATGTTGTGATTAGCGATGGTATTTTAACAGTAAATGGTAATCTAGTTGTGAATGGTAACGCATTCATAACTGAAAGTGCACAATACCAAACAGTTATCAATCTAGTTGTTGAGAATAATGTGATTCAACACGGGAAAACAAATAATAAAAATGCGCCGTTCGACAATGCTTTACTAATGACAGAGGGTGGTGATGGAAGTGTTTCAAATCTTGTATTTGGATATCAATTTTCAAATAATGAATACGTTCTTGGTCGAACTCAGATGTCACCGGAACTAACAAGGATTACTATGGATCAATCTAACACCGTCAATCTTCACGTGTACGGGCAGTTATTCACGGATGGTAATGTAGCTGTAGCAAACACTAATCGATTTCACACATTATCTGTAGGCTCAAATGTATATTTTGATGATGTGAGTTCGAATCTATTCGTAACTACCGGAAATGTGTCCATCGAAGGTAACGTAGTAGCGGGTGGTATAAGGATTGGAAATCTTTTAGACCTAAATCCAGAGGCTACTGTACCAATTCTCATTAATCAAAATATTAAATCAAATGCGATTACAACTACTGGTTACACACATACAGGTATTGCTAATACCGCACCACAAAATACATTGTCTGTGGGTGCGAAGGTATTTGCAAATATGGTAGCAGCAAACACTTTGACAATTTTAGGTAATACAACGACAACAAATCTTTTTACAGAATCAATTTATTCAGATGCAAACGTATCTATACATGCAGATAGATTCAGCGGTGGAACAGTTACATCAAACGCACTTGTTCTTAAATCCGGTCCCACTGTTTCAAATATAAGCTCAATCGAAATATTTGGAGCCCAGTTTTCAAACACACACCAAATAATCAAAATGAGTACAAAAAATACAGAAAGAATTAGGATTACCCCTGAGGGTAGATTAGGTATATCGAATACCGAACCAAGTGAAATATTAACAGTTACGGGTAATGTCCATACACCTGGTGGAGATGGTTTTATTTATGGTAATACATGGGGAACAACTGGGAAAACGAGTTCTCGTATGTATTCAACTGGACTTGAAAACAGAATTGAGAATATTGTAGCTGAAAATAAGGGTCTCAACATTTATGCGAGTAAAACTGCTACAATGGGAGCACCAAAGTTAACTATCCTTGAAAGTTCAAACGTTGGTATAGGAACAGCTACACCCAAGGGTATATTACACACATCTGGGGGTACAGTATTTATCAACGATGAAATTGCTAATCATGGAACATACAAACACCTTGGAACTCCACTCATTGTTTCTAATGCAACTGCGGTTTCAGCAGATTTGACAGATTTCACAAAGGTTTTGGAACTTTGCAGAGAAGGTGGAACCGCGGGTAGTGATGGTGTGAGAGCAACATTCAAAATGGGTAAACATACAGCGGTTTCAAGTGGTACAGCCAATTCACAACTTGATTTGTTTTTAGCGAGTACAAATTACGAAACGGAGGTTGACGTGCTATCAATTCGAAGTGATGGTCGTGTTGGAATAGGCACAACTCTCCCAACAGCTCATTTAGAAATACACGCTACGGGTGTAGCCAACCCCCTAACAAATGGTTTGTTGGTACATAATTTCGATGGAGCATCTGGTGATGCTATCATATCAGCAAAAAATCGTATACTCGCAGGTAATGTATTCACCTCTTACATCCAAACGAACGCAGGAAATAACTCCAGGGGTTGGTCAACAGGTGTAACTGGCTCAAACTCAGATTTTAGAATCACACAAAATATAGAGAATAATAAAGATTCTTCAACCGTGGGTCTCTACATAGATGGTGCCAATGGGAGGGTGGGTTTAGGTACCGATTCACCCAGAGGTGCCCTAGATGTGATAGGTAATGTAGTCATAGGTAATGATCTTACATTCGGTGGTCTCACTGGTGACACGTTTGGCAACACAAAGCTTGTAGAAAGACGTTATAATGTAGATCAAGCAAGGAATGAACTTGTAATATTCAAGGGTAATGACGGAGATACAACCAATGGTCCTGATAGAATTCGACACATTGCCGCGGAGCACGTTTTTCAAACCTATACATCAACTGGTGAATCTTTCAGTGATCTTGTAGATGATGATGCTACGGGTGATGTACCATTGTGTATCACCAATCAAGCCGGTATTGTCGTTATTGGTGGTAAACGTTCAGACGCGGCAGGACGTGGTTCAAATACAAAACTCGTAGTAAACGGTGATATCGAGTTCGCTGGTGGTGGTGCGTTCTCACTGACTGGTATAGCATTCGTTACTACTAACCCCTCGGATGGATCTGACTCTGTCAACAAAATTAGAAGTATTCTAGATGGAAGTCAGCGTCGTCATCTTACGTTTACTCACCAAGTTGGTAATGGTGATTCTGAATATGCCCGTTTCGACTCAGTTGGTAGACTTGGTATAGGTACAACAGTTGTAGACTCTAATGTACATATTTATAACGCAAACACAACTGATCAAACACTCCTAAAACTTGAGAGTCCTGGGGTGAACAAAGAAACTGGTATGCTCATATACACTGGTGAGGGTGAAGGTGGATATCTCAGAGGATTCAGTAACTCTGAAAATGGGACTACAGGTCTCATTATGGGTGTCGCGAATAATAGTACTCTCACAAACTCTATTCATGTGATTAACTCGAGTAATGTTGGAATAGGCACAGATTCACCCGGTCAGAAGCTAACCGTAAATGGTATAGCTCGTGTGGAAAGTGCCTCAAGTAACGCGACAATCGAACTCACGACAACCGCCGGAAGTTCCAATATTTACTCGGATACTACAGGTAATGTACACATTAACTCGATTTCAGCTGCACCATCAGTATTCCTCAACAGTAATGTAGAGGTCATAGGTGATTTCACTGTAGCCGGTGCCCTAGATTTGGGTAACCAAGTCGGTTTAGGCCTCTCAGGTGAAAATGCGAATACGACACTCCATGTTAATGGTGGTTTCATCACAAACTCTGACCAGGTGGCGACGAAAAAGTACAGTCGTTCTACTACAATTACTACTGGTAATGGTCAGGATATATGCTTTACATTTAGACCAAATACATTTTATGCTAAAATCATAGCGGTATTACGTGAACCAACTGATGTACGCAACACAAGTACGATGATTATCGAGGCATCTGGTGGTACACACGATGGAACCACGGCTTCTATGCACGATATAGCCCTTGGACCAGTGACCATGTTTGGTGCTACAAACTCATACCCATGGAGTCCCACTGTATCGGTCGGTACAAGGGGACTTAGCATAGAACCAAACACATTGAATCGACCAAGTTATTCATACGATTTATCAGTTGAAGTCGTATCTGGAGTTAACGGTGGACTTTCTAGAATAAGTCACAGACGAACCAACGGTCAGACCGGACTTGACAATGGGACTGGTGGTCAAGATTTACTAAGTGCATTCACATATTAAATTTACTACGAGGGAGGGTGGTACCCCGCGGTAGATTAAACATTTACGCCCTGATGGAATCAGAGATGGCTAGTGCAACTACGCCAACAATGAAAGCCATGATGACGTAATTTAATTCAGTTTCTTCGCGGCCGACCTGGGACTTTACAGGTTCGGCCTTTGCCTCAGCGACAACTTCTTGCTGTCGAACGGGAGGCTCTAAATCCTCCAGCGGACAATACGCTATCATTTATATATATTTAGAGATTTATTTCGGTCTTCTTCTTTCGACGAGTTCTCTTGGGTTTAGCTGCACCAACATTGACCTCCTTGACCTCACCCCCAGTGGAATCACCAGAGATGGACATGATATCAGAGAGATCATCATCCTCCTCAACAGGCTGGGGCGCCGAGGGTCCCTGTCCCATTGAGGTATTCATTGGGGGTGGGGGAGGCATCGAAATGCCACCCATGAGGCTTGAAATGTCAAGTCCGGGTCCCTGCATCTCATACTGCCCTGAACCACCCACGGGTGCATCAACGGCGGGTCCACTAGTGTCACGGGTAGTGTTTTGAACCGCCGCCATCATATTCTTCACCAAGTCTGGATTCTGCTTCATAACATCATTCATGTTTGGCATCACCGATTTGAACATACTATTGGTAAGATGGAACATCATTGCTGAGCCACCCAACATCATAATCAGTTTGACCTCTGGTGCAACGCTGACCTTAGATCTGTATTTCACATATAATTCCTCAAATACACCATCATAATCATCAACATTCTCCATAACAGACTCAGACCAACCCTCGAGTTGAATCTCAAATGGGTTATACCTCTTATTCAAAAATTCAAGCCCAGTTACACAGGCGACCAACATACGGCGAGAGAATCGAACTGATTGTTCAACATCTATACTGTATGTAATCCTCTTGACCTCTGATCTGAGTTCATCAACGTTCGAGTAAGCGTTCAACCTCTTGTTTACTGCAAATCCCTTCTTCTCAAGTCGAGCTAATTTGTTAATAAGATCCGACTTCTCTTCATCAATTGAAGTGTACCCCTTCGAGGGTTGTTCACCCTGGTCACTATGACCGGGGCCCATAGGTTCATCATCGTCGAACATCATTGGTTCATCCTCGCCATAATCAATTTCCTCATCCTGTGGAGGCTGAGTTGGGGCACTTTGTTTGTTGGGATTCACAAAAGCATCCATAGCCTCCTGACCCTGAAAAGACTGTTGAGGTCTTTGCATAGGCCTTGTGGGTCGAGGGACAGGTTTTGGTCGTGGGGCAGAAATTTGAATTTCATCCATCAGGGCCTGTTCATCGGCATCTAATTTCATCACAGTCGTCTGACCCCTATCGAGTACGATTTCTTCGTCCATCTACTGTCTATATAGAAACTAAGAAAATCTCTTTAACGCACTTTAATTAAAAAAATCTAAGTTTAATATAAAATGCTTAACCTCAACAAGACCAACCGCAACGGCCTCATGGCCATAGCAGTTTTGATGACCCTCATCTTCGTTCTGTCTTTTATGTCTGCGAAGACCGCGAATTATCAACCCAGGCCAATTACCATTACAACCGTCAGTGAAGAATCTCTCTTCGACCTCAAGCCAGACCTTGAATGCACCGCTGGTTCAGGGAAGGAGGACAGCCCTTACTCTGTTGGTCTTACCCCAGGTGGTCTTTGTGGTGCCCAAAAACTTGTAGGTGATCATGCCGGATATGAGATCGCGGATGGAATTGGTGGATCTTTAATCTAAGCTAATGATATATGGCTTTAATCACATCGCCGACGGATATGATTCCCGATCTAAACTATGAATATCATACCATCACAATTGATACTCTTAATCAGACTAGCGCGAACACATGGACCTGTTTTTTGACTCAGCCTCTAAAAAATGTTGTACAGGCTCGACTTCTAGCCGCTCGGATTAATACAGTCACACCGGCTAATGGAAGTGAACATTGCTACATTTCTATTGATGAGTTGAATTCTACATTTAATGATCGCGCTACCAATGTTTATGAAGGTCAAGACTCACTAAGTGTGCTTCGAAAATCTTTTGCTAGTATTGTTACTACAGATGATACTGGTATAATAAGTTTCAAAGATGATTACCCAATTGCTGTGCAATACGTAAATCCTATTCGAAAAATTGATCGTCTCACTGTCAATATTCGTAATCAAAGTGGTGTTCTTATAACACCACCAAATCCCGCCGAAAATAATTTTTTGGTTATTCGTTTCGTCTGTAGAAAACCCAACCTGTAATTTTTCTCCCCTTAAATTAGTATTACCATGTCTGCAGGTGTTGTTCAATTGATTGCTATAGGTGCCCAGGATAAATATATCATGGGTAATCCTGAAATATCTTTCTTCAGTTCAACATTTAAACGCCATGCTAATTTTTCACAATCCGTTGAAAAACAAACCATCCACGGAGCGGTGAAAAACAATTCTATGTCTAGCGTCCAATTTGAGAGATCTGGCGATCTTCTCAGTTATGTATATTTTACACTCGATGACAAAACCCAAGCCCTCGATATTCAACGATGGGACACCATTATTGATAAAGTTGAGCTTTTAATAGGTGGTTCCGTTATTGACACCCAAGATAGTGCCTTTACAGAAAAGATTGCTATCGATACATTTGCACAAAATGTATCTAGGAGTGCAAACGGTACACACCCCGGTATTTCTGCGCGTTCGTTTTTTTACCCTCTCAGGTTCTTTTTTTGTGAGGGGCCACAATGTGCTCTACCCCTCGTAGCTTTAAACTACCATAATGTTGAAATTAGGATATATTGGGCTACAGCTGCTGCAAATTACAATGTTGAATGTTATGCAAACTACTATTACCTCGATAATGAGGAGCGTGGTCAGGTTGCATCTAGAAAACACGATCTCCTCATAACACAAGTCCAAAAGAATATTCCTTCAGGTACTTTAGTTCAAGAACTCACGTTTAATCATCCAGTAAAATATTTAGCATCCTCGGATACAACAACTGATGGTGCCCTCACATCTCCGACAAATAAAGTTAAATTAAACATAAATGGTCTCGATGTAAATAACTATAAATGGGGTAAACCACATTTTATAGACGTCACGAGTTATTATCACACAAACTTCGTAACTTCTCCAGATTTCTTTCTTTATTGTTTCTGCCTCTCAACATCCAGCTTACAGCCCACAGGAACACTCAATTTTAGTCGTGTATCGTCAGCTAGTATCATGAGTGAGTCTATGAAGATTAATGACCCAATTTATGCAGTAAATTACAATATTTTGAGAGTGGAAAATGGAATGGCTGGTTTACTTTACGCAAATTAAAATACAAACTTATACTAAATGGTCAAGACATTACCGACTGTTGAGAGGTCAACCCAGATTAGGTTTGGTAAACACGCTCAACAGGACCAGGGTGAAAACACGATCGTTCTAAATGCGAGTAATACCGCGGTTGATGCATCGACAGGTGGGGCTGTTTATGTATCACCGGTTCGTTATAGACCCGACTATGAAGGTAATTCTGAAATTGTATTGATGATGTATAACACTACAACAAAAGAGTTAACCCAATCCGGAGAATCAGCGCAAGATGTCATAGGTAATCAGGGTTTTCAAGCTGTAACTAATCAAGGTAATACAACTTCTAATAATATAATTTTTTATAATAATGTAGCTGCATTTGTAACCACCGGTAATGTGGGTATAGCCAATTCCTTAGCTTCTCATACTTTGAGTGTAGGTTCCAATGTTTACATTGATGATACAGGTATAAATGTGTTAGTTGCTTCCGGTGGGGTTGGCATCACAGATACAACCTCTTCAACCTCTGCCACAACCGGTGCTCTTAAAGTTGCCGGTGGTATCAGTACCGAAGAAAACTTAAATGTTGGTGGCGCCACAGATGCTTCATCTAAAACCACTGGTGCTTTAATTGTCACCGGTGGTGTGGGTATTTCTAAAAATATTCACGCTTTACATGCTAATTTTGAAGATGTCGAAGCTGATAGTGTTACTATTACCGACACTACGACTTCATCCTCAGAAACTACAGGTGCTCTCAAGGTTGCTGGTGGTATCAGTACTCAAGAAAATCTGAATGTTGGAGGTGTTGCCAAAGTAATATCTGCAACCGATGCATCCTCTAAAACCACCGGTGCTCTAATTGTCAGTGGTGGTGTGGGTATTTCTAAGAATATTCACGCTTTAAACGCTAATTTTGAAGATGTCGAAGCTGATAGTGTCAATATTACAGACACCACACCATCTAACAATCAAACAAGTGGTGCGTTAAAGGTTGCCGGTGGTTTAGGTGTAGCCGGAAACGTTCATTGTGGTAATCTCACACTCACCGGTAATTTAACAGTTACTGGAAACACAACGGTTTTTAATTCAAATAATCTTGTAGTTCAAGATGCCATAATTGAACTTGGTAAAGGTAATTTAGCCGGTTTGGACACTGGTTTAGTTATGAATAATCCCACAACAGGTGGAAATAAGGGTAACGTCGCTATGATTTACGATTTCTCTACATCCAACCTTGAAATTGGTCATACCCTCAATAGTGCTACAGATACTGTTATTGTCATGAATACAGCAAACACACTCCCAGTAAATATAAACGGTACTCTAGGAGTCACAGGTTCAACCACATCTTCATCTAAAACCACCGGTGCGGTGACCATAGGTGGCGGTTTAGGTGTTGTGGGTGATATTCACGCTACACATGTCAACTTCGAAGATGTTGAGGCTGATAGTGTTACTATCACTGATAACACTACATCCACTTCAGCAACCACTGGCGCCCTAAAGGTTGTGGGTGGTATCAGTACTCAAGAAAACTTAAACGTTGGTGCTGTTGCTAAGGTAATATCTGCAACCGATGCCTCTTCTAAAACCACTGGTGCCCTAATTGTCAGTGGTGGTGTGGGTATTTCGAAGAATATTCATGCTTTACATGCCAACTTCGAGGATGTTGAGGCTGACAGTGTTACCATAACCGACACTACTACCTCAACCTCGGAAACTACTGGTGCACTCAAGGTTACAGGTGGTATAAGTACCCAAGAAAACCTAAATGTTGGAGGTGTTGCTAAGGTAATATCTGCAACCGATGCCTCTTCTAAAACCACCGGCGCACTAATTGTCACTGGTGGTGTAGGTATTTCTAAGAATATTCACGCTTTACATGCCAATTTCGAGGATGTTGAGGCTGACAGTGTTACCATAACCGACGCTACTACCTCAACCTCGGAAACTACTGGTGCACTCAAAGTTGCTGGTGGTATAAGTACCCAAGAAAACCTAAATGTTGGAGGTGTTGCCAAAGTAATATCTGCAACCGATGCCTCTTCTAAAACCACCGGTGCCCTAATTGTCACCGGTGGTGTAGGTATTTCGAAGAACATTCATGCTTTACACGCCAATTTTGAAGATGTTGAGGCTGACAGTGTTACCATAACCGACACTACTACCTCAACTTCAGTGACTACTGGTGCACTCAAAGTTGCTGGTGGTATAAGTACCCAAGAAAAGCTAAATGTTGGAGGTGTTACGAAAATTTGGGACGATACAGCATCTACTTCTAAAACCAGTGGTGCAGTTCAAGTTGTCGGTGGTTTGGGTGTAGGTGGTGCCATATTCGGTAATACAGGCAATTTTGATGGTAATATTACAGTAGCTGGTGATTTGATCGTTTCAGGTAATACAACCAGTCAAGGGCAGAACAGTCTCACAGTTTCAGATCCTACAATCGAAGTTGGTATCGGTAATGTAAATGGTGCCGATGTTGGTATGATTATGAATAACCCCCTAACAGGTGGACATAAGGGTAATGTCGCAATTATTTATGACTTTTCGGCATCCAACCTTGAAATTGGTCATACCCTCATGAGTTCTGCCGATTCCGCTATAACAATGAATCACGCAAACGCACTCGCAGTAAATATAAATGGTAGCCTAGGAGTCACGGCTTCAACCACATCTTCCTCAAAAACCACTGGTGCAGTAACCATAGGTGGTGGTGTAGGTATTTCAGGTGCTTTGTTTGGTGCTGCCGCCACCCTAGATGGTGTGGTGACTCTAACGGACGATACTACTTCAACCTCAGCTACAACAGGTGCCCTCAAGGTTACAGGTGGTATAAGTACCCAAGAAAACCTAAACGTTGGAGGCACCACAGATGCCTCCTCTAAAACCACTGGTGCCCTAATTGTCACTGGTGGTGTGGGTATTTCTAAGAATATTCACGCTTTACATGCCAATTTTGAGGATACCGAGGTGGATAGCCTCAATGTGACTGATACAACAGCATCCAGTTCTACCACAACCGGTGCAGCAAAGATTGCCGGCGGTCTAGGTGTAGCTGGAAATGTACACAGTAGTAATATTTTTGCGGGCTACGATCTAGATTTGACATCCTATGCAGGAAGAGCCGCTATAGGTTTTATGGGACAGACTAATCACGCTTCTTTTGCACACATTGACAATAATACTACAGTAAATTATGCAATTAAACAAACAGAGGGTGGTACTACACATCTCAATGCGAAAGATGGTCAACACATTCGTTTAAATATAAATAACAGTGAAAAAGCCAGAATTACGAGTGGTGGTAATTTCTTTGTTGACACTGATACACTTTATGTGGATGCAGCAAATGATAGGGTTGGTATTAATAAAGCATCACCCGCGTACGCCCTCGATGTTGATGGTGATATTAACTTCTCAGGTACTTTCCGAGAAGACGGTAATCCCTTTATTAGTACACCATGGACAATTGAAACAAGTCCAGATGCATTGAGTTATACAGCTGGAAATGTGGGAATCGGAGCCGCTGACCCAGAGGCAAATCTACATGTAACAGGTAATGCATTCATAAGTTCTACAACGGATGCCACTACAACCGTAACAGGTGCACTCATTGTTGCGGGTGGTATGGGTATTGCGAAAAAGATTGTTGGTCAACATGCCAGCTTCGAAGATGTCACGGCGACTAGTGTTACTGCCTCTGGTATGGTAAAGGGTGCTACCATTTCGGGGACCAATGTATATGGTACCCTAGCTGGGGCTAATACAGCAGCCGTGACTACCCTAACAGCCTCTGGTATGGTAAAGGGTGCTACCATATCGGGTACCAATGTATATGGTACTCTAGCTGGGGCTAATACAGCAGCTGTAACTACCCTAACCGCCTCCGGTATGGTAAAGGGTGCAACTATCTCGGGAACCAATGTATACGGTACCTTAGCTGGAGCTAATACAGCAGCTGTGACTACCCTAACTGCCTCTGGTATGGTAAAGGGTGCTACCATCTCAGGGACTAATGTATATGGTACTCTAGCTGGGTCTAATGCAGCAGCTGTTACTACCTTATCAGCCTCGGGTGTGGTGACCCTAACAGATACAACTGAATCGACATCATCAACTACGGGTGCTCTCAAGGCAGCTGGTGGTGTCGGTATAGCGAAGGATGTGTACGTCGGGGAACGCGCCTATGTCACAGGGGGTCTCATTACAAATACTGGAGGTTTTGGAAAAAAGACATACTCATATTCGGCTGATTTGGGTAGTGGTGCGAGTGTAGCAAATGCGACGTATGTTCTCGATTTTACAAATCACGCCTTCCATTCTAAAGTTACAGCGATGTTGATCGAATCAGATGATGAAATCAGTACAATGACATTTGATGTTATTGGTGGTAAAATTGGGGGTTCGGGTAACTCCGCATATGTCCCAGCCTTGGGTCAAATCAATATCATTAGTACCAGTACCATGAATACACCTTGGGACTCAACAATAGCAACATCCCTCACAGGAACAACTGTGACAATCAAACCAGCTAACGCGTGCAGCGGTGTGGTTCGTTTCAATATCTTTGTTGAATACCTGTCCCATGAAACAGCAGGACGGCTTACGAGTATCACAAATAGTGGAACGAGTGCAGGTACTGGGGATTTCGGCTATTAAACTATACATCCAAAACTTTTCAAACATCATTTTTTTTAGGAGCGTTCCAGACTGCTAAAAAAATTATAGAGTTATATTAGATGTCGAATAAAACAACATTTACGGGTGAAGTTAATATCCCATCAACTTCTAGTTATAAAATTGGTGGTAGTGCCGCTCCATTTATGCGAGTAGTAAGCAGCACAGCTGTCAACACCGGTGCGGCTGGATCGACTCCAGGTATAACAGTAGGAGGTAACGCGAGTGCTGGATCAATTACATTCGCGTTACCGAGGGGTAACCAAGGTGCTAATGGTGCTAATGGTAACCCGGGTCCTCCGGGTAACCAAGGTCCCAGTGGTAACCAAGGTCCTCAAGGTAACCAAGGTCCTCAAGGTTACCAAGGTCCTCAAGGTAATACGGGCAACTCGGGTGGGAACATAGGAACACATACTAATGGTAATATACATACAAATGCTTATTTTAGATCTAATGGGTACGCCTATATAGATGGTCACAGAGCCTATGTATTCTATGCACAGTACAATCGTCACGGGAAGGGCTACCCAGGTGGATCTTATACTGGGTATCACGGAGATGACCATTATGTTCAACAAGTTAATTACTGGAACCAGCCATATGGTTGTTATACGAACTATTTCTTCCGTTCTGGTGGTCTAATGGTTAGGTCTGATAGTCGTCAGAAAAAAGAAGTAACTACTTTAGATACAGAAACATGCTTAAACAAAATTAAAAAGATTAGACCTGTTAGTTATTTAGATAGATCTACTGAACGTTTCTCGTTAGGATTCATCGCCCAAGAATTGAAAAAAGAATTAAACGTTGCAGTTGATCAAAGGGGGAATGATTTTGTAGAAAATTTACAACTAGGGGGGAAATTTTCAAATAAACGAGGCCCGGTGTACCCAGATGTAGCTAAAAAACAAGAAGGACCTTGGTACCTGTATACTTTCACACTTGCAGAAGGTGTGGAGTGGCCAGATGTAAATCCACTAGTCTTGAGGGATAAAAGTGATGATACGTGGCAGGTCGAACAAATTAAATTTATATGTCCAGATAATAAAGAATTTGAATCGATAAAGAATTTCAGTATAGCGGTGCATGATTCTAGATACTGTGACCAACCAAAAGAGAGATCTGTAGACCTTCTAATCCCAGTAAAGACAGACGAATACTCTGGTACAAAAGCAGATCCAAGAATAGTTATAGATGAAGACGAACTATATTTTTTAGAGGGAACAAGGGTTGATGACTATCACAGTATTAATTATAACGAGGTATTCACTGCACTCACAGGAGCTGTTCAGGAGCTTGATAAAAAGCGAGTGTCAAATCAGAAACGAATAGATGCATTAGAAAGTAAAGTTTAAATTTTTTATGAGCGTTTCAAACTTCTAAAAATATTCTGGAGTTATATCAGATGACGAATAGCACTACATTTCCAGGTGAAATTAATATTCCATCAAATACTACGTATAAAATTGGTGGTAATATAGTTCAAGTGTTGGCTGATAGCGATGCCATAAGTGTTACTACGGGAGACCCCGGAACAAATGCAAGTGTAACATTGGGGGGTAACGCGAGTGCTGCGACGTTGGCATTCACAATTCCTAGGGGTGATGCTGGTAACACCGGTAATAACGGAAATAACGGTAACCAAGGTCCTCAAGGTAACCAAGGTCCCGCAGGTAACCAAGGTCCCGCAGGTAACCAAGGTAACGCCGGTAACCAAGGTCCCGCAGGTGGCGGGACGTACCACGTCAATGGAAAGATCGAAGCCAATGGATATTGCAGATCGAATGGATACCAGTACTTAGAGAATGCCGGTGGTGCACGTACTTTCTATGCCAATTACAATACATACGGTAATGGTGCAAGTTATAATAATGCTATTGGTTGGTACATTTACTACCAGGCTCGTATGGGTGGGATTATGGTCAGATCTGATGAACGTTCTAAGGAGGATATAAAGACTTTAGATACAGAAAAGGCTCTAAAAAAAATTAATAATATTAGACCTGTTAGTTATTTACATAAAAGTAATCACAATTTCTCATTAGGATTTATAGCTCAAGAAGTCAAAAATGAAATACCAGCGGCGGTTGATGATGAGCAACTAGATTTTGTAGAAAATATAGATATATTAGGAAATTTTACAAATAAACGATCATTTATTAGGGATGACGGAGCCGCATGTGTTCAATATACTTTCGTATTCAAAGATGAAACATTCCCTTCTAACGTGAAATTTGAGAATTCAGAATGGTTGAGATTTAAAGTGCGAGACGGTAAAGATTCACAGGTAGAAAACGATTTTACGGCACTGTATGTGCGTCAATATTGTGGTGAACCACAACCGAATTCTTTGGATGTTCTCATAGACGATGATCCAGTTGAAGGGATCACAGTAGATGATAGCCTTGATCATCTTTTAGTGGGAACAAGGGTGAATGATGCTCATAGTGTTAACTATAACGAAGTATTCACTGTACTCACAGCATCTGTAAAAGAGATCGATAAACAGAGATTGTTAGATAAAGCGAGATTGGAAGTATTAGAAAGTAAAATTAAAGAAAAAGAGGCGTAAGAGCGTTTATGAATGTTGAAAATATTCTGAGAGTATATCAGATGACGAACAGTACAACATTTCCAGGTGAAGTTAATATTCCGTCAAATACTACATTTAAAATTGGTGATAGTGTACCTGCATTTTTAGCTGGAGTGACCACCGTGTCTGCCAGTGAAGGAAACGCGGGAACAAATTGTAGTGTAAGTGTGGGGGGTAACGCCACAGCTAAGTCATTGGCATTCACAATTCCAAAGGGTAACGCCGGTCCTAATGGTAACAGCGGTAACCAAGGTCCTACAGGAAACCAAGGTCCTACAGGAAACCAAGGTCCTCAAGGTAATCGAGGTCCTACAGGCAACCAAGGTCCTCAAGGTAATGCAGGACAAAGTGTGTATAATACAAACAACGCACTACAATCTAATTATTATATAAAATCGAATGGATACCAGTACTTAGATAATGCAGGGACCTCTCAGACTTTCTATGCGCAATCTCACCGATACGGTGCTGGCTCGGGTGGTGGTGGATCTTTTAGTGGGTATCACGGAGATGACCACTATGTTCAACAGAACAACCCGTTCAACCCCGCTATTAGTATGTATTCTGCATATTACTTGCGCTGCAGCGGTGCATATGCTAGATCCGATAAGCGTTTTAAGACTGATATAAAGACTTTAGATACAGAAAAGGCTCTAAAAAAAATTAATAATATTAGGCCTGTTAGTTATTATAATAAAGAGGTTTCAAAATTTGAGTTAGGATTCATAGCTCAGGAAGTAGAAAAAGAATTACCGGGGTCGGTTATTACTGAAAAGAACTTTGTATCAAACATAAATCGAGTAGGATCTTTTTCGGATAAACGAGAAGCTTTTACATTTGGGAGTGACGGAAAGTTAAATGTAAAATGTTCTAAGTATACTTTCCAATGTAGAGACAAAACCTGGCCAACTGACCTGAAATTAAATGATTATGAACTTTTAGAATTCAAAACAAACTGTGAAAAGGGAGAAGACACATTTCTGGGAGAGTATAGGCGTGATATTTGTGGTGAACCATACAACCAACGAGGGTTTGGCCGGATGGATATTCTGATTGACGATGTAGGTGAGAACTCTGAAATACCAGATGGTATAAAGCAGGGTGATGAAGTATATCTATTAAATGGAACACGCAAGGCAGATGCAAAGCTTCTTAAATATGAAGAGGTATTCACTGTGCTGACAGCAGCTGTTCAGGAGCTTGATAAACAGCTGCAATTAGATTCGGAATGGATAGAAAGGTTAGAAAGTAAACTTAATTAAAAATAATTGATTGGCTGCATGTATTGTTTGATCTCACTGTAATCCAAAACATAAAATACACCCTCTGTGGAATCATTTAAAACTAGACGATGCATTCTATGTTTACCATCGACCATACGATATTTTCGATTAGCTGGATTTCCCATATTTGTAACAATTACAGGTGGATCGTGAGATAGATCTGGAGATTTGTATCTCATACCGTTGCAACAAATACAATTAGGACCAATTTTACTCTTACCCAAGTTCCACCCCTTCCAGCATATCTCATCGAGTTTTATCGTCTGCTTTTTGTCATCTGTTAATAAATGTTGTATATCATCATTACACAATCTGTACGCTTTTCCGTCTATACGCCAATCACCATTCCACTTTGAAAATTTAGCAGAATGGTACCCAAATTTGGGTCCATCACCAGCTCCTCCGGGGAATCTCTCAGAATGTTCAAGGCTCATTATTAGTATTATGATATAAAAAATCCAATGCTTTTACGCTTACTTTCCGGGGATCCAATATAATGCCACAATTGACCATTTCTTGGTATGGTAAATTCATTTATATGCCATCCCTTTTTATCATATTTTGTGATGATTTGATTCGTTTCTTTGTCAAAATACCTGAAGAAACTCTTGTTATCTTCCTCAGCCCATGTTATATAAACACGTTTACCAGGAAAATCACTATTAGTATGCCAACCACATACACCACCTGGAGGGTAATAATATAAACCGCGAATGTGAACATGTGGCGACTTGTAAAAATTTGACAGTTTATGAATTATAGCACCTTCAATACCCTGTAAAAACTCATAGTCATAGCTAGTTCTATTTGTTTTTTGTGGTATTTGACTGGGTGTTTGTACATCACCAAATGAAATTTTTATAGTTTCATACAAATCTTCATCTGGGACTTTTTTATTAGGATCATAAGATTGTTTCCTGTATTCAACTGAATCCCAATCAAGTTTATCTAACAGGTCAAGTTCTCTTCTTAGTTTGGATATATCCATTTTATACTACAGTGGTGAAAACTTTAAGTTTTCTGTCAGCTTAAAAATAAACTCTCACTATATTATAAAATGTCTGGTGGTATTGCCCAACTCGTCGCCGTCGGCGCTCAGGATGTGCACCTCGTTGGTCAGCCCGAGGTTAGCTTTTTCCGCTCTACTTACAAACGTCATACGAATTTTTCCCAAACTGTCGAGCGTCAGGTCATTCAAGGCAACGTCGCTAACAACGGTATGTCCACCGTTCGCTTCGAGCGCAAGGGTGACATGCTCAACTATGTCTATCTCGTCCCCAACACTGGCACAGCAACAGCGGCCGTCGCTGACTGGACTACCGTGATCTCCAAGGTCGAGCTCTTAATTGGGGGCCAACTTATTGATGAACAAGATTCTACCTTCTCTACACACATCGCTCCCCGAGTTGCCGCGACCTCCTACTCCAAATGTGCTGCTGGTGATATCTATGGTGGCTCAAACAATGAGAACTTTTACCCACTTCGCTTTGCCTTTTGTGAAAATTGGCAGAGTGCTCTTCCTTTAATTGCCCTTCAGTACCACGATGTGGAGCTTCGCATCACTTGGGGTGCTGCAGCCGCTGATAACAGTTTCAAGTGGGACGTATACGCCAATTACGCGTACCTCGATACTCAGGAGCGTGAGGTCTTCGCTTCCCAGCCCCAAAACATGCTCATCACCCAAACTCAGAAGACGGTTGCCTCTGGTAACAAGATTCAGGAATTGAACTTCAACCACCCCATTAAGTACCTCGCTTCTGGAAGGGGGGATGGTAACATCAATATCCTAGGCACTTCTAACAAGCTTAAGCTCCAAATCAATGGTACCGATGTTGCTGACTTCAAGTTTGCTCACCCCAATTTCAGCACTGTACCTCTCTTCTACCACACCTACTATGGCGGTGGTTATCAGATGAATTACCCCAGGTATCTTTTCTTGATGCCCTTCTGTCTCGACACTAGCAAGCTTCAACCCACTGGTAGTTTGAACTTCAGTCGTTTAGACAGTGCTCGTATTATCAATGATACCGAGACTGTTGATGAGGATATCTATGCCGTAAACTACAACGTCCTCCGTATAGAAAACGGTATGGGTGGTCTTCTCTATTCTAACTAATTATATGTGTAAATAATAAAAGATGTTTTGGATAACAGTATTTCTCCTTGCCATCGTTTTTGTATTGTCGTACGATCCTAACTCCAGGACACTCGAAAAGTTTGTTGGTCAACCCACACAACCAACAAGCAAATCGTGTGAAAATGCGCATTACGAAGCCGTTCAATTTGCCCAGAGCCCGTATGAATGCCCCACCGTTGGTAAGACTAAGATGGGTGCTGTGATGTAGAAAGCTTAAAAAGAAAATGACATTTTCATTTATATATGGTTCCAGTCAATAAAGACACTCTGTTCGTAGTTGCAGCGATTGTTTTTGCACTTGGCTTGATTTACATGTTTAAAGAGTTAAAACAGGCTAAAGAAGATATCGAAGGTTTTAAAGGTTTCTCAGCCCAGGTCGTTCGACACTTAGCTCCACCACCAGAGCCGGTTTCTGCTCCAGTTCCTGTACCTGAAAAGAAGCTTGAAGATATCGATGAGGTGGATGAAAAATCTGAAGAATAATCATATCCACTTATTATAACTTGCGAATGCGCAATGAAGAAGTACAAAGCGATTGCAGTACCGGTTACTTTTACCGATGGGAAACCGAGATTTCTCACAGTAAGAGACTGGAGATTTAAAGATTGGATTTTCGTAACGGGTGGGTGTAGAAGACGAGAAATTTACAATCCCTTGAGATGTGCCCTACGAGAATTAGAAGAAGAGACACGTGGTGTTGTGTCACTCAAAAATGGTGAATATACAGAATTCAAATTTATACATAAAGAAAGTCCAACAGTAGACCTAGAATACAACGTATTCATATTCTTTGTTAATTACAATCGATCAGAACAACAAACACAAATCCGTAAGTTTTACGAAGAAAAACACAAAACACAAATCAAAAAGATGAACAATCAACCCATTCGTAAAACCCACGATGAGAATGATTTCATGAGTTATGACACACTAGAAGAATTCAATGGACGTAAACGATGGAAGCTAATCGTGGATAATGTTATTAAGAATCCACAATTTTACGCGTGTATAAGTTCTCACAATAGAAAAACCTTCTCTATTAAATAATGAAGTCCAAGGCTTTTATTTTAAGACAGATTGGTGAACTACTCGAGAAGAATCGAGGACTATGTGAAGAGGAGATTCAACAGTGGTACAAAGAAAATGAAAGTAAAACGGTTTACGAATTACTCACTTTTAAAAAGCAAATTTCTCAAAATCAAGAATATCAGGACGTCTCATGTATGAAATGGTTTAGAGATGAAGAACGGTAATAAGGTATGTTTAAGAATTGGTACACTTCCCAAAAATTCAATAATGCTACCAATCTATCACATGTGCTCATGGACGGAGGTAAACTCTCGGTGCCATTTGATAGATTGAATGAATTTTACGATAAGTATATAGAGTCTGTAAAATCTGGTGAGAGGATTTACGTCGTAGAGCAAAAGAGTGAGACCTATAACTTTTTCGTTGACATCGACTATAAAGATGTCGATCCCCTAGGTATTGACGATATCCGTGATATATCTAAAAATATTTGTGAAACTGTTAAATTTCATGGTGGTAAAGAATGTCTCGTTTCTGTATCACCACCAAAGGTGTCCGGAGATCTAATGAAAACGGGTGTACATCTCAATTGGCCTAATTTCGTGGTTGATCAGAGTTCAGCCGTAGCACTCCGTGAACATATTCTAGTGTCTCTTTCTAAATTTGAAGGTGATACGGATTGGAATCAAATTATTGATTCATCTGTGTATGGTGATACACGTAGGAAGACTAAAGGAAGTGGGTTTAGGATGCCATGGTCATACAAACGAGCAAAACATGAAGCATGTGGGGGTCATGGGTGTAAGGATTGTGAAAATGGTAAGGTTGATCAGTTGGCGTATCTCCCAGTTTTTATTTACAAGGCTGACTCTATCGTGAGAATAAGTCAAGAACCATCAGTTGAAATTCTTAAAATGTCAGCTGTTAGAACTGACGCACCTAGCACAGTTTCAATAGAACCACCTTCGGTGTATATACGAGCCAAGGAGGCTTCTTTTTCAGAAGAGCAGACTAATAATGAAATTTATGATGAGGATTTAAAGAAAAGACTCGGAACGTTTGTTCGAAAAAATATGGAAGGACAAGAGAATGCATACATCACTAAACTATTCAAATACAAAGAAACGTATTACGCGGCGACAACTTCTAGATACTGTGAAAATGTAAAAAGAAACCATGGTTCGAATCATGTATGGTTTATAATTAGTGGAAAGGTCATTCTACAGAAATGTTTCAGTCGACATGAAACTATTTTGGGACGTCGTGATGGCTTTTGTGAACACTTTTGTGGTCGCCGACATCAATTGACGAGTGACATTATTGATAAACTTTACCCCAAAAAGGAGGTTATCAGTAAGTGTCCAGAAATCAAAAAAGTTGTAGAAAAACCAGAAATTAAACAGATGGACGTAAAACCTGATCTTGAAAACTTCATTAATAAGAATATGAAGTGTAGCGATGATACACGTGTGGTTAACATAACTAGGGATAAAAACAATTTTTTGGTGTTAACCACATCTAACTACTGTGAAACTATTTCTGGTGTACATGAAAATAAAACTATGTCATATATCATTACTAAAAACAAAATAAAACAAAAGTGTCCACTATGCAAGAAAAATAATGGAAGAACTCACATCTTACTCCCTAAAATAACTAGTAAACTTTACTCTAAAGATACTTAAACAGAACAGTGTTTAAAGTATAAATGTCCCGTTCTCGCTTTGGTAGGGTTATAAAGAAGCCCGTTCTTTATGTACCAGTAGAAACTGTTCTAGACGATGATTATGCTACAGATGATCACGAAGATTTTGACGATGATTCGGTAATTGACACTGAAGACGAATATAACTCAGAAGAAGGTAGTGATGATGATTTTGACGACGACGCTGATGAAAATGGTAATCTCAAGGATTTCGTGGTAGATGACGACGAAGTGAGTGAAAGTGAGGAAGAATAAGCTTAAAAAAAACAGATTCTATATTAGAAATGGAAACTGATATTGGTAATCCTATTGAGTATAGCCCAAACCTTGACCCTTTAATTCAGGAGAAGAATGAAGATAATAAGGATGAAATGATTCAAGATCAACCATATTATTTTCATCCAAGTGAAATGAATTACCCGCAACCCCCTCCTCAATCTGGAAAATTCGACCCCTTTACTGATATTGACAAATCTACGTGGATTATTGCATTTGCAGTATTTCTTTTAGGTTTTTTTATGGGCAAAACTATGCAGCCAGTGATACTCAGGTACACCTAATCACTTACTTAACTCTATTATACGAGTCGAAAGTTTCGTGTCAGTATCCTCGTACATGTCATTATTCACACCCTTTTGCGGATATCCACTTAACCAGTGAGTATCCGGAACAGTTGAATAAGAAACAAAGGTACCTATGTCACCATATCTAGGGGGGATTCCATCTCGCCCAAAAAGAATAGGACCTCTATGTGTATCTTCAATGAAACCATCTAAATTTGAATCGGTATCGACCGCCACTGAATCTGTTTTGTTTTTTAAATTGTAATTTGGTTTAAAAAACAAAATAAAGAAAGCCCCGACTAACAATATTGTTAGAATTATACGAAGCATTTTTATTTAATGTATATGAATATTATTTATGTAGAAGAGACCTCGGGCTCTCCTTCTTCTGTAATCTCCCCCATCTTACCATCAGTAGATGCCGCTTCATTTTCGCGGTCTTTCTGACGCTGTTTCATTTCCTGTGAGACAATGTCGTCAGCCTCCTTTACAAGCTCATCCATGGGAGTGTCAGGCTTTTCCTTCTTGAGCCGTTCGAGAACGTCCGCTGGGTGAGAGATAGGAGCCTCATCGGGCTTGTTGTAAAACTGAGAATTTTCATCACCGGGTAGAAATTTCCCTCCACTATCCATCATACCCTGCTTACGTTCCTGGAACATACGAGCAGCTTGAGACTGATTCTCCTTGTATCCAGTCATGATTTCCTCGAGCTTCTCATTTGTATAATGAACGTCTTCAATCTTAGAAGAGTCAGGGGGGATGAGTAGCCATTTATAGAGATCTACAACGTAAATATCAAATGTAGGATCCTCCTTCTGAAGACGCTTAGCGTGATTAGCCGCCTCGTCGCGGGTAGCAAACGCACCACGGATCTTAATACCAAACTTATCATTTCTTTGGGGAGCTTCGGGTCCAATAATGGAGAGGCACGCGAAAGCCTGGCCAGGTACAGTGGTGTAATCTGTTTCGAGAGACATTATATTTATGTGTTGGCTTAAAACTTTAAGCTACTATCTGTGTAAATGCACGACTACTGGGATAAACAACCTGTATCTCGTGAAGGGACTGCACCCGGTGAAATAGATACTGAACGCGACGTATCAAAAAAGACTACAAAACTTCCAGATAGTTTCGTGTGGTCATCCTGTGGTATTAAAGAAGCATGTGAGTTTTTAAGAGAGTATTATGTTGAAAATGGTAGATTCAAATTATGTTATACAAAAGACGTTCTTAACTGGTCAATAAATGACAGTATAACCATTCGTAAAAAAGATACAAATCAACTTGTTGGGTATATTGCGAGTACGCCTGTAAATTCACGAATCGAAAATGAAGATATCAAGATGACACAGATAGACTATTTATGTGTACACCCATCATATAGAACTTTTGGACTTGCACCGCTTTTAATAACAGAAATTAAAAGACGAGCAAATAAGAAAGATATTTGGCAAGCTATTTATACCGCACAAACTAAAATACCAACACCTATAACTAAATCATGTTACTGGCATAGGTTTTTAGATGTACAACACTTGGTAAAAATTGGGTTTCATCAGACAAATCGTATGCGTGAAAAATTTTATGAAATTCGTGGACCATGTAAACATTTATGGCGAAAAATGACATTAGATGATGTACCTAAAGTAACTCAAATTCTACAAGAATATTCTAAAAATTTTAAAATTACCCCTATATTTGATGAACAATATGTGAAACGAACATTATTACCTATACATTCTTACGTAAATGACACAAGTGACGATTTCATTTCGTTTTACGAAATTCCGTATGAACGATCAGATAATTCTGGTACAGTTAGACAGGTTTATAGATATTTAATGGTTGGAGATGTTTACAATGACGCCTTTCTTATCGCTAAAAATTTAGGGTATCATGTCTTCAATAGCGCTGAAGCTGGTGTAGAAGTGGAAACACTCGAAAAACATAAATTTATGAAAGGGTCTGGTTTTGTTTATTACTATTTGTTTAATTGGCACCTTAGTGAAGCGATCAAACCTAAAGAAATAAACCTTATTATTCCATAATATGAAATGGAAGTAATTCGTAAAAATCACAATGATGCTAAACGAAATCTTATTCAGTCCGTTTCAAAAGAAGGTGAACACATTCTTGATGTAGGGTGTGGTTTCGGTGGAGATCTTCAAAAATGGCACAAGTGTGGGGTGAACATTAACATGTGTGACCCAGAGCCATCAGCCCTAGAAGAGGCTCGTTCACGTGCAAAAAATATGCATATGCGCGTAAACTTTTATGAGGGTGATATTCATAACTGTCCAAACAGAGTGTTTAATATCGTGTGTTTTAACTTTTCACTGCATTATATTTTTGCCAGTAAAAGTTTATTTTTCAGTTCTATTCGTGAAATAAAAAAGAGGGTAAAACCTGGTGGACATCTTATAGGTATCATTCCCGACTCTGAAAAAATTATTTTTAAAACACCACTCATTGATGAATCTGGTAATTTTTTCAAACTAAAGGACCACGGAAATGGTGGATTTGGTGAAAAATTATTTGTAAACCTGGTCGACACACCTTATTATGCGGATGGTCCTAAGGCGGAACCAGTCGCGTACAAAGACCTTTTGGTCACACACCTAGAAGAGTTGGGATTTAGTTTAGAACTTTGGGAGGGTCTCACCGGAAATCCCATATCGGAACTCTATAGTAAATTTATCTTTGTATATAAGAGATGATAGCTTTGATTATATTATTGTTAATCAATTTAGTTATTCTTTACACGACTAAAGAACCCCAGGAGCTTGTCGAGGTAAAGGAGAAATATCGTATTCTTAGAGAACACATTCGGGACACAGGAAATGAAAAGTTTAAAATGCTTGTTCATGGTTCACCTATAGTCGGTTTGAAGAAAATGAAAGGTTCTGTCGGATCTAATACGAACAAGGGGGGTGTAATAGTTTTATGTTTGGATGGAGAAGCAAATGAGATTTTTCATGTACTTTTACATGAGTTGGCTCACTCAACAGTTGAGGAATATTCTCATTCACCAGAGTTCTGGAAAAATTACATTGAACTTCGAGATATATGCGTACATTTAGGCATTTACAAACAAATACCAGAAAGAACAGAATTTTGTGGTCAGCATATTCAGGATAAATAATCTCACTCTAGTTTAAATGAAGACACCGGTGAACATTTTACTCACGGCTATCATGTACTGGTTAGTATTATATGGTACTACCTTAGTACCCCTCATATCTAAGAACTATTACTTCAATCTTATCTGGATAACAGTCATGTTACCAAATATCATGCGTTTTGCGATTGGTAATATTCCTCGACTCGCTGTAGACAGGATATTCTTCTTATCGTCTACATTCATTGCGTTAATTGCTACTTTCTTTATCAATCAAATTTCTAAAGAGACTAAGGATGCTATTACTAACCATACAGCTGACACTAACGAGAAGCTTAAATTGAGCGCCTTGTTAGCGGGGACATTCACTTTTGGTGTACTCGCAACGTATTATTCGGGTATTGATAACTCGATTTATAGTAATATGGGTTGGGAACGACCTGTTTAGGGCTTAATGACATAGTCCTTTACAATGTAAAAAGCTATACCAGCTACGACACCTGTCGCGGCAAGGCCAACCATACTCCTACCCCCTTGTTCGTTAAGGAACTTGGGGATAGAAGTCGCCAACTTGTCCTGAATAGGCTTGCTCACGGCAAGAGCGGTGCAGGCAGCAACTAGGGCAGCAGCCATCTGCTCGTCGGTGAGGTTTAGGGGATTCTTGCTTTCTGGCTTCTCAGCCTGTTGTGTGTGCATTCCCTGAGGTTGGGGAGCGGTCATCTGGGGCATCATACCCTGCATGCGGGGCTCCTCGGTCATCTGGGGTGGTTCCATCATAATATCGTTAATTGGTGTAGAATCCATCGTCTCTTTACTTTGACTCACATTTTTTTCAGGTTGATTGTACGCTTGATTAGGAACAAAGGATGTAGAGGGTTTATCCGTTAAAGGTACCATTCCTTCTCCGTCGTCTGCCAAATTCATGGTAGTCATTCGATCTGAAGCCATTTAATATACCCGTAGTTTTTTGAACAATTATCGAGACGCACCTACTTAGTCTTTGTGATCTTGAGGCTTGTTTTCTTAGTCGCCTTCTTAGCATCATCTTCCCTCTGCTGCTGATGTTTGGGATTGTACATCTTCTGGTGTAATCTCCATAAATCTGGACCACCAACCCTGAAACCCTTTCTAATTGTTGCTTTGTACCAAAATACACAATCCTGAATCCTGTTAGATTTTACTGTATTATCTAACACGAGACATTCATAATTCTCTGTGCAGGCATCCATCACCTTACAGAACATGTCAAATGAAGGGAATATACCAAAAAAGGATTTGTAAAGTTTCTCTCTATTTTGAATGATGTTCTCCCTGAGGATAAACACGTAATCCACATTAGCTCGTAATGCGGGTGGTAAATCCATAACGTACTGCATCGTGAGCATAAAGAAAATCTTCCAGTGACGACCATTCATAAAACACTGCCGAATACATGTATCTTTTAGAAACTTCGAGTCATACATACAGTCATCTAGAAGCATGAAGGCTCCACAATTTTTCTTACCCGCACCCACCAACTTCCGCTGCCTGGCCATAACCCTCTCGATCGCATCTCTGTCGTAGTCGCCATAAACAAACAAGTCAGGGATAAACTCAGAGTAAAAATGATTACCCTCTTCTGTTCCTGAGAGTACAATACCCGCTGGGAGGTGTTTCTTATGATACATGATATCTTTCACCAGTGTTGATTTACCCGTGTTACGCTTACCTATGAAAACACACACCCTGTCATCTGAGATCGTCTCGGGTTTGAATTTCCTCAATTGAAGATTCATTCTATTGTACTGTCTCGTTTTATTTAACAAAATTTTACTCATATACAGTAGGAATGGCTGGTCGTCTGAGACTTGCTGCCACTGGGGTCCAAGATGAATGGCTCACAGGTGAACCACAGTTTTCGTACTTTTTAACAAACTTCAAAAGACATTCAAAATTTGCTTTTGATTATGTTGAGAGTCAATTTGATGGAGATATAGATTTCGGTAAAACCATAACATGCAGAGTACCTGGTGATAAAGGTGATTTGATTCGGAACCTTACGTTGAAGATAACTCTCAAAGACCCATTACCTGATCCCGAGGGGTTTGGAAACATCAATATATGGTGTCCGTCTGTTATAACTCATCTAATCGAGCATGCAGACCTTCTTATAGGGGGGCAACCTATTGAACGACTCACAGGAGAGTACATTTACATGCATCAACAACTGTACAATACAAGTGATGATATAGACCAGACAATATACTTTTTAACTGGGCATGGTAATATTTTGAGTTATGATTCTGGGACGAATTACACCTATTTCTTAGAACTTCCATTCTATTTTTATAGAAATCCATCCTTAGCTATACCAACATGTGCCTTAACCAAACAAGTTGTAGAAGTTAGAATTAAACTCAGACAATTAAAAGAACTCATATTCGGTGGATCTTTCCCGGGTGATGTTGCAGAGATTCCCAAGTTCTCGATGGATACGGAGTTTGTCTATGTATCCCCAGATGAAAGTAATTTCTTAATGTCAAGACCGTTAGATTATCTCATTACACAGGTACAAATGTCTAAATTCAAGATGAAAGCTGGTGATAATACAAAATCAGTTATGCTTAATTTCAAACATCCAGTCAAAGAACTTTTCTTTGTATCACAATCTGATAGAGCTGTTGCAAACAATTACCCAACTGAATTCAATACGATAGTAAATGCCGAACTCCGTTTCAATAATGAAGTAGTGTTCAATAGAGATGGAAAGTTCCTTGCATACGGACAATCCCTAAATCACCATGTAAATTCACCCCATTCTAGTGAAACTACACCCGCTGCCCCATTTGGGACAAATTTTAAATTTGGACCAGGTAAATTTGGTATGTACTCATTCTCGCTTAAACCCGAGGTCTATTATCCAACTGGACAGGTTAATATGAGTCGTATATCACACAAACTATTTAAGATAACAATTGAGGGTCTGCGTGATGCGCAAGGAAATATCAAATATTTAGACGATGATAGCGAGACACGTGTGTATGCTGTTAATTATAACATATTGAGAATCAACAGTGGATTAGCTGGTTTAAAATTTTAGAATGATATAGTAGTAATGGCTGGTGAAGTTCAATTGATGTCTTCAGGGCCTCAAGAGAGGTTTTTTACCTTAGACCCAGACTATAGTCATTTTTTAGAAAGTTTTAAAAAACATACAAACTTTTCAAATGAATATGTGGATCTAGACCCAGAGAATGAAGCTGACTTTGGTAGTACTGTTAAGTTTAAAATTTCTCAAAATCAAGGTGATTTACTGAAAACCCTGAGTTTAAAGGTCACTTTACCTCATATAACCACATCAGGGGTTTGTTATCAAGAATCGGCTGGACACGCCCTCATAGAACATGTAGACCTAATCATAGGTGGTAAGGTTATTCAACGTTTAACAAGTGATTGGCTTCAAATATATTCTGAACATTTTGTTACCCAAACAAAACAAATAGCACTTGAAGAATTAATTGGTAAGTTTCCAGAGAGAACGGCACATGTACGTGTATCTGCAAGGGAGATTGTTGCCCGAAACGCTTTGGGAAATACACAAGATATCAGTTTTTTTGTAGACTTACCATTTTACTTTTACAATCATCCAGAACTTGCAATACCTCTATGTGCTATAAACCGTCAGGAAGTTGAAGTTGAATTCAAATTACGAACTGCACAGGAGATTGTTATTCAAACTAATGGAAATAAAGCTGATATTTCACAACAGAATCCACAACCTAAAATTAAGGATTTCCAACTCTGCGCAGATGTTGTACACGTAGATTGTGAAGAAAGAATTAAAATGCAAAAATCAAGGCGAGATTACCTAATAACACAAATTCAACAGAATGTTTTCGATATAGATTCGGGTGTAAATACAGGACAGTTTAAATTGGATTTTGTAAATCCAGTGAAAGAACTATACTTTGTTATTCAGCGTCAGGGTAGTGTCGGAACAAACGAATTTCAATTTGCTACACCATTTGATTATGATGGTATACTCGAAGTAACTGGGAATAAGTATGTACTTTGGGAAAATCTGGATCATCTTACACTTACTCTCGATGGTCAAGAAATCATTACAAGGGACACTGGTACTATGACTTTTCTCAAGGCTGTTCAGGCCGCTATACATCACTCAAAAACCCAACTCATTAGACGTTTCTATTCATACAGTTTCGCTTTACAACCAGAAGAATGGTATCCAACTGGACAGGTCAATTTCAGTCTCGTGAAAGAACAAATTCTAAACCTAAGTCTAAACCCATGTACAGGTTATTCAAGACAAGTTCGAGCATACGCTGTAAACTATAACATCCTCCGTGTAGGTGAGGGAACTGCGAAAACTATTTTTGATCTCAAATACTAAAGATGAATATGCAAACTGGCTTCGGTGATGCTGGTGACAGAATGGCACAGCAATATATGGAAACCATGACCAATATATTACTACCCGTCTTAGAACAGGCTGTAGTACTCGCAGCTGAATATTCCAAAGCCTGTGGGAGAGATACACTTCTCCCAGAAGATATGGAGTATGCAATGAAATACTGTGCTATGCACACAGTTGGTCAGACGACAGGTTCTATGTACCCCGAAATATATCGGGATGACGAAGAAGAGGAATCTGACGAAGAAATGGAAGTTGTTTCTGAAGATGAATGCCCATCATTTGAGAGATACTCAGGTAACGACGTGACATTTAACCAAGTAAACGACGCCTATGATAGGTGGGACAGTTGGGAACCCCAGAATCCGACAGAACACATGTTAAAAAATGCTATTAATAGTAATGAGCATCTCGGGTCCTGAAGGATGGAATTTTTATGATAAGACTAAGTTACACGCTTCAAACTTAGATTCAAGCTCTAGTGATGATTCATCAGATGATGAACAAATATTTTCAAAAACAAAAACAATAAAAGCAAAACGATTTAAAAAAATAGTAAAAAAAGAAGAAATTACAAAGGATTGATTTTTTTTCGTCTTGTATAGTATAACAAACACTATGTCGGCCGCCGCTCTCCAGACCGTAAACCTTGTCACTCAGGAACTCCAGACCCAGACCCTCAACTCGATTGTCGGTGGCTTCTCTTTCGCCGCTGCCATGTCGTGGATGGACTTCGTTCGCTGGACCATCACCCAGATCGTAAAGGTCCCCAAGAACGGTGGTGCTCAGTACGCGCTCACCGCTATCCTGACTTCCCTCCTCTCCGTGGTTGTCTTCTTAGTCATCTCCCGTGTCAACGGTAAGGTTTCTAAGCCCGCGCAGCCCGTCTACGCGATAACTCGCTAAGAGGTTTGCCTTTCATTAAAAACATCAGGAGTAATCCAGCTAAAATAATTAGCGCTATATACAAATACTCCTTTCTCCATTTATAAGAATTCTTTACAACTTCGGGAATACTTATGATTGGCTCCTTCTTTTCGGTTTTTTTAGGTTCTTCTTTCGGTAATGAAACTTTAGGTAAATTCTCCAATTTGTCAGTAGAACCCGTAATTTCAAATTTAAGTACGTGATCTTGATTTCTAAAATCATATGGGATTAATCGACCATGACTCATATAGAAAAACTCGATTTTAACATCCTTAATCATCTTTTGTGTTCCAGAATGAAAGTGATGTACTAATTTATCATCAGCACCATTAAAGTTTATAAAATCACCCCCGTCAAGAAGTATATGACCTGTGTAGAAGGGAGTAGATGTGTACACAGTCTGTGTAAACTCATCAGAACCTGTTGTTAATTTTAATACCAAAGAATTAGGCCCACTTAAATTAATCGCACCAGAACGAAGTATTTTATTTGTAGACGTAAAGTTTTTTGAACTAAAACCCATAATTTGATGTGGAGTTGTGAGTGGAGATGAATTACTCAAATATCCATTCGTACCATCATAAAATTGAAGTGTGAAATTATCACCACTCACGTGTGTGTTAGAAAAGACTAACGAATCCGTCTCTTCATCGTAAATAACACTGTCTACGTGAGTATTAGAAGGGGCGAGTTCTATATCCAGGTCCTCAGCTAACACGTAACCATTTGAATAATTCGTCTCATTTAGTGTAATATTAACACCATCTACACTAAATGTCTTATTCGTGGCGGAGGTCATCAATTGTGGTGTAGGAATACGAGCAGAAACGAGTGTTATATTAGATATATCATAAATGGGGTTATCTAAGTTAACAGCGTAACTATTCGCATAGGGATAAATACTAGTATCTCTCTCGCTACTATCTATGTTAAGGGTGTGGACCTTCATTAAAATATAGGGACAATATTTTAATGATTGTTTTTGTCTAGTATAAACAATCTTTCTACTGATAGAGAGAATGAGAGAGAGGGTTGTTTTGAAGTTGCCTCTTTGCAATGTCAAGGTTTCGGGTATTGGGATTTTCAATACCCTTGTATGAGTTAAATTGATGATAAGGCTTCTGCTGGTAGTTTTGAGTCCAACCACCATTGGCAGGGGCAACACGACCATCTATACGAGTCTGATCGGTGCGAACAGATGTAAGACGACCACCTTGCTTGAGGGCACTCTCGCGAACATTCATCCTACCAGCATTACCCATCCTGTTAGGCTTGCCTCTGCGATCTTCGGGGCGGAAGCCATACTTCATGAGTTCCTCATTGGTCTTTGCAGTTACCTGAGAAGCAACGCCTTGTGTATAGGCACCGTGATGACTGTGGATACCTGGGGCTGGGCGATTATTATACATGTATTGCTCATCAGTGCGATCACTCTTAAATCTAGTGGGATCTTGAGACATCGTTTGAGCCGGAATGAAACGCTTAGCACCATTGAAACCTAAACCATCCGCACGATGACCAGTCTCTGATCGATTTGTGGTACGTTTAGTCCTTTCATGCTCATTACGGGGAACTACACCAGACATACCCTGAGCACGTCCAGCCATAGTAGGACGCCTAGATGGGAGAAAGGACGTAGTTTCGGGTTTATTGTGTGTAAGTTCACCAACCGTAGCAGCACGACCACCAGTGACATCAGCTGCAGGGCCAGTACGCCCTGGGAGAGTGGTCAGTTTGTATTCACCAACATTAACAGGATTTACCCTAAAAGTTTGCTGGAAACCACCTACGGCAGGTACATTAGGGTCAACACCCAAACCTGGACCAACCAATTGCTGTTCTATAGGTGAAAGGTTGTTCATACGACCGGTATCATACATTCGATTGCGCATGTTTAGAATTTCCTGACCACCGGTACGTTGCTGCATAGAAATGTCTCCGAAACTCTCCATCTCCCTCTTGTGTGGAACTTCAGCTGTAGGCTGGAAATTGTTAGATTCTATAACTTCTGGATTTTTCAGTGTTGGTTCAGTGACTGTAACTTTTGGTGGTTGGGACTTGGTACTCAAGTTCCTTCCCGCAAATACAAGACCGGCGACGGCCATGAGTGATATAGGATCAGCCATTCTTACTTCTTGTTAACATTTTTATTAAGATACCTCTGCTGAAACAGACTATTCTGGACCTCGGCTCTGGTACTCGCAGGCTCATATCGCATCGTACGAAGAGGTACCTTGCATTCCATATTTGTTAAGGGAAACAGCTTTCTCTCGTATGTCTGAACGATATGCTTGTTAAATCGGGAAGTAGATTGGGGACGAAGCTGATCACTTGTCTCAATGTATTGTGCTGGAGAACCCTTACCCGCCATGTATGGGGCGGTACCGTACAACATAGTGTTGGGACGGCATTCACCACAGTTAATGTTACCGGGCTGGGGGTATACAAAAATTTCATCAGTCGCTTTTACGGCGGGTAGAGCACCCGCGTTTTGAACAATGGAAAGTCCAGGTTGAAGCTGATACGCCATTTATTATTACATAAGAATATTTATCTAAGCGGTGCCGGGTGTTCCCCTATGCATACCGGATCGTTTGTCACCATCTAATCCCAAACCCGAAAAAGCTTCGAGCTGGACACCCCTAGCATTGGGATCACAAAAGCGGGTATCACTCTTGCACATTGGGGCATTCTTCTTACCATAAAGAGACTCGGCGAAAGCTGTCTGATCTCCTGGTATTTTTGTCACTGGGTTAGAAACAAACTGGCGATCCATAGCATTGCGGAGGTACCTAGGCATGGAAGTCCTAGAACGCCCTGCATCATATGGAATACGATCACTAGTGTAAGCCTTAACGAATGGTTTCACTGATGAGTAATAGCACGCCTCTAACCTATTAGGGGCGTCGGTAAAATCAGTAATGAGAACATTACCCATAGGGTTGTCGGGTGTAGGCATATGACAGCTCGCACCTTCAACTGATCCACCGTAACTCTCCTTAACCATCCTAGACTTATAAAGAACATACACAACACCTAATACGGTCAGACCCAAAACGAATACACGTGGGTCACGTCGAATAACATAAAGTATAGTGCACACATAAATGATAAAACGAGAAGCAGCATTTACCCTGTCTTCTGGAGTTTGCTCACCTGTGGGCCAAAATTGGGTTACCTGGTCAGCATCAAAAAGCTGCTTAGGATCATCGAACCAAGCTTTCATTTAATATATGTATAGGTTTATTTTTTTGGAAGACCATTCAACATGCTACCCATCATTTTCATAAGGGCCGCTTGGTCCAACTCCCCGTCACCACTTTGGATGTTATTCGCTACACCCTTGGCGATATTCTCAATTTGAGAAAGGGTGTCCGCTGGAAGAGCAGTGATGGTAGTACCAAGCATGTAGAGAGTCTGGAGGTACTGCCAAGTAGCACCCTTTGTATTAGGGGACATCCTAGTCCAGTAACTCTTAATATCAAGTTCCTTCAAAAACTCGATGTTCTCAATCTCATTGAGAAGAAATGTCTCATCCTTTGCAGAAATCTTATCGGCATATGGAGAAACACCCTTCATGTATGCATCTACAACTAGACGGGGGTTGGTTGACTTGAGTAGGTCAAACGAAGTTAACATTTTCTTGATTCCTTTTTCCTCTGGAAAAGTCTTGTGCAATTCCACAAGAAATTGACTCATCATATCATTGAAAGCAGAGACAGACGCCATTTTCTTATTATATCGGTTTAATCTTTAAGTTTAGAAAGGCTCTGTAGAAATAGCCTCTTTTTTACCTAAACCACCTGAGATTATGAAAAACACTAAAATCGCATTGAGTACAGCGGGTTTTGTATATTTGTTAAGCTCAAGCTTACCTTCATTATTGATATACGCTTTGAGATGAATATAGCCAGCAGTTAAACCGGCTGCAATTAGAGCGGCACTCACTGGGTCGCGTAAATGATCGGAGAGTTCCATTTAATTATAACGGGGATTTTTTGTGCGCTGCTCTGGTGCATCACCAAAAAAGACATTATCATCGGGCTCCTGCTGAGGTTGGGGTTGGGGCTCCGCAAACGATTCTTCACCACCCATTGGTTGGGCCATTGGTTCAGAAACTGGCTCTGGGGCTTCGGGTGCGTGTACACCATGGACTGTTTTGAATTCATTTTCAAGTCCAGTGGGTGTGGGGTCATCTAGGGGTTCGGGCTCCATCATTTCAGGTTCGAGTCCCTCCATTGGCTGAGGCTCCATCTCCTCCATCTGTTCATCAAGAACATCTGGGTCGGCACTGTCGTGGATGTCACCGTCAAGTGATATATCACGCGTTTCTTGTGACATATACGTTTGAAGAATTTGTTGCACCGGAATTAACTCCTTTACGGTATTCTCGATGCATAAGGAGAAGCGGATCCTAAGATTTTCGTCACGAGCATACTCACTCTGTTCGTCGTGGAAGATGTAGGGGTCTCGGTACAGGTCCTTCGCGATGTTATTGTAACAGGTTTGAATAAAAACTTCTTCAGTTGGGAGCTTTAAAGAAATCTTCTTGTTATCAGCCTTAAGGCGAACCGCAGAGAGAATCTTTGTACAGGCAACAAAGACAGCCGCTAAAAGATCACCAAACCAAGTACACCTATCAGTTATGTTATCCGTGTGTCGCTTAGACATGGCATTAGACCAGTTTGGAACCTCCTTTAAATGTTTCTGAAACATGATAAGAACCTGCTTTCCCTTTGAGGTTTTCATTGCCTCGATGTACATATCCTGAAAAACTTCAATCATAGGTGGAATCATAATAAGGCACATCTGTCCAAGATATTCCTTTTTAGCTTCACATAGAACATTAAGGTTTTCAGCCATTTTATATTAACTACACAAAAATAAACTTTAAGTCTCACGCGCACGTTCCATAATTTTTTTACAAAAATAGATTAGTTCTTCTGTGTTCATGTTATTTTTCATTGCATTTACTCTATTACAAACGAATTGTAGGTTATCTTTTGTATACCCTTTGCTACTGTCAATCCTATCTGGAGAAAGATTATATGGGTATTTGACTGATGAATAAAAGTCTTTGTTTTCATTTGAACTGTATTCCCATGTCATTGTTATTCCCGTTAATGCACATATTCCATTTTGTTTTTCATATTGAGTAATCCAGTCTTCGATTGAAATATCAAACTGAATTCTGTTGTTTTTATTACATCGTTTTTTTGCATCTGCTCTTTTTTGTATTAAAAAATTATTGATATCTTTCATGAAAATACATCTATTAACTCGTGTACATGATTTACACAAAGTAGTCAAACCAGTCGTATCTTTATTACATACCGAGAATTCTGTATAAGATTTAGTCTCATGACAGTGAAAGCATTTCTTTTCAGTAACATTGACCGGGTAATTAAGTTTTTGTCTATAAAGTTTCGCATACTCATTCATACACGATTTACACCAAGAAGTTCTCTTTGAGATATCATTCTTATTTTTCGGTTTGAACATATCAATGGGTTGCGTCGTTTCGCATTTAGTACACTTTTTTTGAAGCATCCTGATGTTAATATTTTCATTGCAATTAATTCTATAATTTCTACGCACCTCTCCTGTATTGATTTGCCATCTTCTTGAGATTCATGAGATTTGGGAAATCACCCTCTTCAACCTCTTCTTTCTTTACTTTACTCTTCTTGGGTACAATCCAACATATATATAGGTCTTGATCACTTAAAAGTCTTACAGTAAAACCACCAAGTTCGAATTGCCTGGCTACATATTTTGCTGCAAGTCTTCTATCAAAGACTGGGTAACCAATCAAAAATGCTGGTACAGTGAGAAAAATCTGCTTATGTCCAAGTTCTACAGCTTGTTTAATCTTTGAAGAAAACTGTTCGTAAATCTTCTTGTAGATTTCTTTCCTGATCTGTTTTCTTTTTTCATCAATTTTAGTCACGTCATTGATGCTTAACATTACAATTACTGTAATTTATTTTTAGCGGATTCCAACTCACTTTGATTAGGGACGGCCGCTTCCTTAACAAGTTCATATTGAACGAATTCCTTACCAGCAGAACTCTCTGTGAAAGCACGCACATCACCTGGGGCTTCAACACCAATGGGTTGTGTTCGAAGAGAAATTATACGAGATTTACCATTTTTAACCTCGAAAGACGCAACAACGGAGAAACCAAATGAAAATCCACCCTTCTTCATAACCATGAACATGAGTTCGTATATTTCATCACCCTCCTTCCTGTAAGCCTTGACTGCAGTAGTTTCGATGATGTAGGTGCAGACACCTGTACGCTTGGAGATCTCATTATTAGCCTTCAATACGAAATCCTCCATTGCATCATTTTTGAGACTCACCTCAAATTCTTCAAACCCATCAAGGTTTGGTCTGGGGTCATTCAACTTTACTGGAGAAACGGGCTTGGTGTAGCCTGAGAGACCGAATGTTTCTGTAAACATTTCCATGTTGGTTGTGAGTAGGATAACAATCAGGATGAGAATAAATACTAACAAGTAATTCATCTTTACTAATATGCGTTAATTTTTTTTTAGAAAATACCGTATAGATAATAGATGTCACTCCTGATATATAGCCCAAGATGTAAACACTCTATGGATGTTATAGAATATATCAACAAACATCAACAGTTGAAACAACTTGTAAATTACCACAATGTCAACACACAGGGTATACCACCAAATTACAGAAATAAGATCAACCGTGTTCCAACCATGCTGACAAAAAATGGTAAAATTCTGGTTGGTACTGAAATAAAAAACTGGTTAGACTCACTCCTACCAGCTAAAGAAATTTCACAAGGTTCCATTGGTGCATTTGGATGCTCAATGACATCCCTTGATGGGGATACACCCAACTCAGATTTATTCTCCCTGAATGATTATGGTCAGTCTCTTCAACCAGCTATGACGAAGGAGTTAGAAGAAAAAATCAGTAGAGAAGTATCTAAAGGTGTTGCCTATACAGATTTAAATCAGTCGAACTAATTTAAAGATCTAACGCAGATGTTTTAGTAGATATGAAATTAGTTACTATCCAGGCTTCGGCCGTTAAGTCTATATTTGAAGTACTAAAAGACATTCTAAATGATGTAAATGTATACTTTAAACCGGATGGTGTCTATATTGTCACTTTAGATACAGCCCGGACATCTCTTATAGATATATATCTAGCTGCGGATAACTTTGAAGAATATAGCTGCGATCAAGAAGAGGTCATAGCCGGTATTAACATCTCGAATACTTTCAAACTTTTGAAGACAATAACAAATAATGATGTTCTTACAATGGAAATCAAATCAAAAGAATATATGAATTTGGAAATCTCAAGTGAAGCGAAAAAAAGTCATACAAAATTTGAACTCAAACTTCTCGATATTAATGAAAGTCGTATCGAAGTTCCAGAAATCGAGATGACCACTATAACAACTTTACCATCAACTGATTTTCAGAGACTGTGCCGTGATATGTCTAATCTTGGTACCGATATTGAAATCACACGAGAGGGTAAAACAATAAATTTCAAATGTGAAGGTGATTTTGCGAACCAAGAGACATCAATTGAATGTTTGGATGAAAGTCAAAGAATCACTGGTATGTACAGTCTAAAATACCTGAATATCTTTACAAAGGCGACGAGTATGTGTGCGTCTGTGCAAATTATACAGGAAACAGGTAATAGATTTTTGATTTTAAAGTATAACGTTGCAAATTTGGGTGAACTCAAGTTTTACCTAGCAACTAAGGTATCTGAAGACTAGTTGTGTAATCTTCAAGAGTATTGAGAACCTTTTTCATTCCTAGAGTATTGGAAAGAATAATCTTAGGAAAACGGTCTTTTAAGACATCTTTATCATAATACAATAAATGTTCGAGTGGAACCTTTTGTTCATGAAAATCACATCTAGGTCCAGAATATCGTTTCACCTTTTCAGTAATGTTTCGCATAGGTTTATCATCATGATCAACTATCCAAGCACTACTCAATGGGATACTAAAATGCATCGCTGAACTTTCATTTTCACCTGGTCTGAAATTAATGTCATTTGATATAGCGGAATAAATATGTCCATTGTAATAATACTTGATACGTAAAATCACATATTTTACATTTTGTGGTATAGAGGTATGTCTAAAATTCCTACCAGTTACGTTACCATAAAATTCATCAAGAATGCCATCCCAATCTCTACTCTCTTCTGCCCAAAACGTATCATCTGTCTGGTATTTTAAGTCGTAATCTATTTTATATTCCAACTCTTCTTTGATAATCGTATAGTCTCGTGGTGTGGTTAAATTTTTATAGATAAATAAAAGATGACTTAAAAGTTTGAGAAGCATTTCTTTATATAAGAATGGAAGGAAACTTTTTAAGTAGATATAATAATAAATTGGATGAGTGGGGCGAGTTAATTAAGAAGGATCCATCAAAAAAAGGTAAATATCAATCTGAAATGGCTGATTATATTATGAAATGTATGCCATATATGAATCAACATACAGATGAAGGTGAGGGTGAGGTGTCAAACACCGACAATGTATTTAATGTGAAAGAAACTGTTGGTCTAAAAAGAAAGGATATATTCACAGACTATTTGATAAAGGTGGAAAATAAGAATATACAAGGACCAAAGAAATCTTCTGTACACATAGATCAGTGTCCAAATTGTGTATACAGTAACATTATTCATATGAGATCAACGGCGGATTTGGTGTGTGACGGTTGCGGTGAAGTAGTTGCTATAGCCATGTCAGACGAATTAACGTATAAGGAAGAGCAAGAAACATCTGAGAAAATTATAAACTATTCATACAAACGAGAAAATCATTTCAATGAATGGTTGAGTCAGTTTCAAGCACAAGAGATGACCACTATACCTGATGAAGTTATTGAACAATTAAGAAGTGAACTAAAAAAGATGAAAATCAAAAATCTAATGGATATTACTCATGCTAAGATACGTGGTTTATTGAAAAAATTAAGACTAAATAAATACTATGAACATGTTCCGTACATCACAAATATTTTGAATGGAATCAAACCACCAAATATGCCACAAGAACTAGAAGAAACTTTACGAATCATGTTCAAAGATATACAAAGACCTTTTGACGACAATTGTCCGACAGAAAGAAAAAACTTCTTAAGTTACTCATACGTCCTATATAAATTTTGTGAACTTTTAGGTGAAGATGATTTTCTTCAATACTTTCCACTTCTCAAGTCTAAAGAGAAACTTTACCAACAAGATGTCATATGGAAAAAGATTTGCCATGATCTCAGATGGGAATTTATTCCAACTGTTTAGAACCTAAGTGTTCCAATGAAATTATAATTTTCAACCATGAATCAAGAAGAAAACCAAGCCTTACTGGCACTCTATGAGCTCGAGTCTCATGTGTGCCCACACCTAGATAACATCAATCAAACGGACCCGGCTGTTCAGTACTGCATGGAACAGGCGAAGTTTCATTTGAAAATGGCGCATGAACTCCTGGAAGCAGCTGTGTTAAATCCGCAGACACGCCACGATGATGATCTCGTATTTTATCAAAGGCTTTCGCGAGTTCTCCCACTGATGGTCCTAATGCAAGTTTACGAATCTCAACCGCCCGATCCGGTTGAAGAGGAAAATTTACCAGATACGCCGTCCTCAGTCCTGTCAAGTCAAGATATTTTCGAGCCTGTTGATCCATCCCATCAGTGAGAGTCTTAATAGCCTTGAGCTCTAGTATCACGGTATCGTCTATAATAATATCAGCTCGTAACTGTCCAACAACATGACCCCTAAACCTAACCAAAATGTGTCTCTCAGATTCATATGGGATACCTTTCTCTCTCAGTATAACCTCAACCGCGTTGTGGTACACTCTCTCACTATAACCAGGTCCTAATTCTGAATATACTTCTTTCACTATTTTTTCAATATCCCACTTCATTTATAAAGAAACTAAAATTTTCTCTATATATCTTAAGATGGTAAATGTTAATATGCCACAGGCCGGACCCCGAAAGGCAAGACGCATAGAGAGAAATTCGAGTGGAAACGCGACCATGAATAAAGAAAGTGTTTTAGGTAAGCGTAAAAACTCTGATAGTAACACTAACAATAATAACAACCAAGCTAGAGGGTACCGAAAGCGGGAAGTTAATTTACCAAACCTCGTAGCTGGGAGGGGTATGGGATGTGGATATGCTGGTATTCCGCGGTACATGAAAAGAGCAAAGGAACGTTTCGATAATGCGAGTGTCGTGTCTGCCTTTTTAGACTACACCATAGCCACGAATCAATATGGTATCATAAAAAACATAGACACGATTATTAAACGCCATGGTACACCGAATACGTCTTCTAGGATTGCCGCCTCTAATCAGGTGTACTTTTTCATGGTAGGTATGCGAAGTCCAGACAACGCTCATGCTGTAAGTGTCTTAGTCGATCCGGGTGTTTACGCATCTGGGTTTAGGATGTGGGTCTTTGACCCTCATGGTGAAGCGTCGGTTAGTTCCATTTGGGGTAGAACCATGCGTCAAAAAATAGTACCAATCATCAAACAACTATGGGGAGTCACCAATGGCACCGTGAGGTACTATAACGGTCCAAACTTACAAGCCAATAATAACCGGGGTGTGTGTACCACATTCTACGTAACGTTCATGGATTACATTCGAGCACTTGTAGCTGGTGAAAATATAAACGGTATAACTCGGTTCGCGGCACAGAATTCTACGGAGAGAAGAAAGTTCTTCTTGGATTTCCCACCAAATGTTCAAGGTTTAGTTGTAGTTAAAAACAAAACGCGATAAATTCTCAGTGTATAACAGGTTAGTGTCAATGAAATTTAGACTCATGCGCCCAAATATGGCAATAAGAAAGAAGAGAATAAAATTCTCTCGTGAAGTAGTTCATGATTTGAAAGAAGTGAGTAAGTTATCTTCTGTCAAACAATGGGAATTTGCAGGTAATATCGAGTACAAAAATTTCAAGTTTAGTAAACCAACTATCGTTACATCAAAAAAACGGAACTGTGTCGAAGGTCCCGAAATTGATAAAGTTTGGTATTCTGAAATGTCCTTTCACACGCATCCAGGTATCGGTCACCATGACGGAACTATATGTCAAAACACACCCATATTCGCATCTCTCCCCAGTAATGCAGATTTTGAAGCATTTATCAAAGGGTTTCCTGAAATGCAAGTCAATATAATTTGTGATTCGCATGGATACTACGTTATTGATGTCCTTAAATCAGCATACATGAGGGCATCACCTTTACCCGAGGCTGTATACGAATATATGAGAAAGGTACGCAGTAAGCCGTTCATGCGTATTTCTGTATTTTCAGATAATGGAATTGAATATTTTCAAACAACTATAAAAAATTGGAAAATAGAAATCAATAAAAAAATTGATCCAGAAATGACGAAACTTTTTGGAGTATCAATTCGTTATTACTCGTATGATGATGAACCTCCTATTGTTACCGTCTATCGGGATATAGACGTAGTATAGCATCTTCTAATTCATCCACTTCATACCAAGCCCAATGACATTCTGATGAGTTCTTATCTATTTCACACATCTCCTGTGCTTCTTTTATCGCTTCTGTGAAGCGTAAACGAAGTCTCAGATTCTCCGTGACTGGTTTCACCTCTGAGATACTTGGTCGCTGGTAGATACCTTCGAGGACATTCTTACGAGTCTTTGCCAGTTTTATCTTGTAAAGACTATTTTCGGAGAAGGTTGCTACACATTTCATACTTTATGAGGGTATTAAAGTTTTAAGTTTATAATTAGATATAAGATGTCTTCTTATAACGTTGAAGCCTGCAACTTCAAGTACCGCGTCTCTGCTCTCGAGAAGGTTGTCGATGGTGACACCATTGATGTGGCTATCGACCTCGGTTTCGATGTCTGTACAAAGCAGCGCGTTCGTTTGCTAGGAATTGACACCCCAGAGTCTCGTACCTCCGATAAGGAGGAGAAGAGGTTTGGTCTTCTCTCCAAGAAGAAGCTGAAGGAGTGGTGCCTAAAGGCGGTTGCATCTGAGAAGGATGATGTAGAAATCGAACTCAGATGCCCGGAGGCTGACTCTAGGGGTAAGTTTGGCCGCGTTCTCGCAGAGGTTTGGGTGTGCGAAGATGGTATTTGGACCAATGTGAACAAGTGGCTCTGCGATGAGGGATTTGCGGTACCCTACGGTGCCGAGAATAAGGCTCTCGTCCAAGACCTTCACATGGCAAACCGTAAGAAACTCATCGAACGCGGTGATATTCAGGCATAAGGATATTTGTGCACCCATAAATTACAAACCCATTTCTCCCCGGACTTTACAGGTTGCCCACCATGTAAAGCATCGGACGTATCGAATCCATAGTTATCCAATGTATGGAAGAATAGCGCATCACCAGTTTTGAGTTTATATTTTTCTTTTATAACTGGAAAAGCTGTTTCACCCCCTTCATAATCATCATTGAGTGCTATAATAAAAGTATACAACCTCTTATTTTTGTCTTGATAGAATACATCTTGGTGAGGATTATAGTATCCACCCTCACTGTACCGTAGAACTTGAAGATCTTCACAATTTTCGATGGGTCTATCTATACGACTGACACAACGTTCTACTACGCTTTTAACAATAGGGTCTTCGGTACTAAGCCACGCCGTCTCACTTTTTCGTATTTTTTCATTAACCCTTCTATCCTTATCCACAGTTGACACCTCCAATTTACTTTTTGCACTTTGTTTAATATGAGTACATTCCTTTTCAGTCAAAAAATTTTCGATTACCACCGGTTTGGGATATGTGGGAAGTAGGTAGACCAATAATACAATGAGGAACAATAGAATGACCATCTTACTGTAATCATAGAATTAATTTTCTAGGAAATGCAGAATTATACCTTTTACGAATTACATGAAATATTCCATCACTATAATCGACAAGTTTTTCCATTATTTTGATTATTTCATCGTGTTTTTCTGGATCAAGCATGTATTGTCTTAGAAGATCTCCACCCGTATGAGATATCATTTCAAATATTTGTGAGATATCTCTTGACTTATCTAGAAACTTTTCTTGTCGTTGAAGTATCGTTTTGAAATACTCTTCACTTATCTCGTTTAACATGTAAGCTATTCGAAGTTGTAGATTATCTGCGGGTTGAAGATCCATAAACATCAAATCACGCTCACATTGGTATACAATTATAGCAAATGAGAGTATTTTGTTCGATGCACCAACTGTTCTAAGCTCTCTAAATGTAGGTGTACCACCGCATGGTATGTCCCCGTGTTCTCTAGTTGACATTGTCTTCTTTTTGAACTCTATGAAATGAGGGTTGTGGATACGCCCAGTTTCTATTTGACCAGTTCGCCAGTCAAAAGCTGTATGACAACTTGTACACCACATCTGTGCACACCCACTTGTTTTATAAATAACTGTACCACACTTCGGACATGATTTACTATCCCTATTTAAAAGTTCCATAGTTTCGACAGTTTGTGGATCACATTCATGATCGTCTGTGAGTAATTCATTACATTTTTTACAGTAGTGTTTATCACACAATCCACAATACCATTGTTCATTTAGAAAACCTTTACAGTCCTCATGTGGACATTGACGAACAAATGTTGTATCTCCATGATCAATCCCATTTGAACGTAGTTGTTCTAAATGTCTCCATACATTTTCTAATTTTCTATAGAGATCTTGAATCTGAATCATTATTAGAGGGTTTTCATCTGGGGAATTGTCGTGTCTATAATGTAGTTCTAACAGTTGTGCTCTTTGAGTATCTAGTATGATTCTTAGTTTCCTCATTTGAAGAATTCTCTCAACCTCGGGTTGTGTCTCTGGCATTCGTGCTTTTTCTCTTTCAAATAGTACGACCTCACGGCGTCGCTTGAGTTCTGTATTTCGAAAATACTTTGTACAAAATGAATCTACAAATTCACGGTTCCATGGAGTTTTACAACCCATACAATGTGGATCTTCAAATGAAGAAAGTATATATCTTTGACTACATGAGCGACAACTTGATAATTCACAAAAGGGGCATTCAACTTTTGTATGATTTATCTTGTTGAATTTCTCACAGCATACATCGCATGTGGACATTAATATATAGACGATTTTTTTCTTTAAATTACAATCCATCTACAAAACTAGCAATAATCTCCATCGCGTCCTCTCGACCGTACACGGTTTGTGTAAAAAAGAGAGTCATTTCAGCCTGTCCGTATGACAAGTATGTATCCCGATACTTTTCATATATGGATGCGAGACCATCAAGGTTATTGTCGCACCAATTCTCCACATCCTCCTCAGTCATATCACGGTTAAGACCCTTTTCGATGAAATCGACAACCTCGTCGCTGAGAGGCATGTCGGTAATCACGGTACAGTCGTCGTCGGGGTGATTCATTTTAGTTACTTTTTACATATTTTTGAGTTTACTTAAGTTTATTGTACTCCTCTTTTGCATTTTCATATGCTTTTTTGACTTGACCGATGGTAGCTGCTCTTGTGATTCTACCCTTGAATGTCCTTTTCTTCTTTTCCCAATCTTCACGTACCCTGTTAGTCGTCCCCTTTGCCAACTTTTTCATCTGGGTGTTGATTTTAGATGTGTAGCTACCCCTTTCCATGAGAGTTGGTGCCTTGTTGTTTTCTTTCTTTTTGAGAGCTTTATTAGCCAATTTCAAAATATTATTAGCTGCATTCAACTGTCTTTTCATATTGTTGGCTACCTTCTTCTTGGCTTCCTCATTGGCTGCCTTCTTCTTGGCTTCTCTTTCCGCCTTCCGTCTAGCCGCGTTTTCAGCTTCCTTCTTTCGTTGGGCTTCCTTAGCCTCTTCCTTCAATCTCTTTTCCTCTGCGAGTTGATTCTGTATCGTCTTATTAGCAGCGATCGCCTCGTTCCTAATAGCTTTCATCTTATTGAGATTTTGGTTCTTGAAAGCGCTGTTAATTCGGCCCTTGAATATAGTTTTCTTATTTTGGGGTAATTGCTTGAGTGAATTGATAGTAGAAATCAACGGTTTCTTATTTTCATTGGTAATCTTGGGTTTATTGTTTTCAAACGTAGGGTTGTTGGTCATGTTTGGTTCAAATGTAGGGTTAGGTTTCATATTTATTTTATTGGTATTGTTGTTAGAGTTGGAGTTGTTGTTGTATATAGGCTTTGGTTTTCCATTGATGATATTATTGTTATTGTTACCAAGTCTCAAACCACCATTGAAGCTTCCCCGTTTATTGTTAGCTACAACCTTGTTTAGTATACCCTTCACAAGGGGTCCAGTAGTGTTAGAAATCTTCTTGTTTCTCTCATTTTCATATTTTTTCTTTAAATTTGAAATTTTTACGTCGAATTTCATGATATTAGAAATTATCTTATCCTTTTCTCTTTTGTTAAGATTACGGTTACCCCTAATTTCACGTTTCAGTTTAATCCTTTCATTTAAATTGGTATTGAGTTTATTGATATTATTTTCAGTTTTAGCGTTACGGATTGGAGCGGCCCATCTACCTATTCCACCAATGAAAAATGCACCTCCAATTTCAT